GGTGGACGTCTGCTTTGCGCGGACCGGAGTGGAACGGAGACGCAGCAGCCCGATGCCGCAGGCAGCGTTCTATGGGGATTGGGGGCGCACGAGGTTCGGTGAACCTCGGTTTTACGCGGACCGGAACGGAGTGGAGACTTCCCCAACAATCAGGGCTTTCGTGTCACGAAAGCCCTGATTGCAGAAGAGTGAGGTGCACAAAATATTGAGCACGAGGAAGGGCCTTTGACTTGATTTACCGCTAGGTTTGGAGTACAATTATTGTGATTACTTGTAGAAATTGCTCGAATTAGATCGGAGAATTATATGGGCTATTTATCAATCAGACAGACAGCAGAAAAATGGAACCTTTCGGCAAGATGGATCAGTGATCTTTGCAACGCCGGACGAATTCCCGGAGCAATGAAAGTAGGATCGTATTGGGCAATTCCGGAAAATGCGGAGAAGCCTAAAGATGGAAGAATCAGAAGCGGAAGGTATATTAAATGTAAATGAAAAATCTCTCTGCGGGCGAATAAGCTGCAACTACTATAAAGGAGTATTTTGAAATGGTTGAAGTTGGAAAGTTTACATTAGAATCGTTGACAACTGGCATGTATTCGGATCCCCGCATTGTGTACAGAGAGTATATCCAGAATTCTGTTGACTCAATTGAAAATGCTGTTGCTGAAGGGTTAATGTCAAATGAAGATGCTTACATAAAAGTATTCATTGATGCAGAAAATGGCTGTATCTCTATTATTGATAATGGAAAAGGAATATCCGTTGCTCGAGCGACTAATGTGTTGTTGAGTATTGGAAAATCCACAAAACGCCAAGATGCTAATCGTGGTTTTCGAGGAATTGGGCGTCTTGGTGGTTTATCTTACTGCGAGCATTTATCGTTTACCACCTCTGTTCAAGGAGAGGATGTTGCGACTAGAATTGTTTTTGACTGCAAACTTCTCAAAAGCCTTTTAAGTCCTGATCACGAAGAGGAACTCGATCTTCAAAGTGTAATAGAACGCATTACTGAGGTTGAAGAGATCGATGTGGATAAAGATGACCATTTCTTTAGAGTTGATATGGATGAAGTAGATAGCTCTTCAGAATTGCTGGATCTTGATGAAATCAAGCAGTACTTGTCAGAGGTTGCCCCGGTTCCCTACGATGAGAGACATTTTGTGGTTGCACCTGAAATTAAAAGATTTTTGACTGAACACGACTACACGCTAACTGAATTCAAGATTTTTATTGGATATGATGAAGACCATTTAAAACAGGTACGTAAACCCAACAGATATCGCTTTCGGTCTGATAGAAATCAACGAACGGAGGATGTGATCACCGAGGTTGTTACATTTTCCATTGACCTTGATTCGACTTCATCTTTGCTCGGCTGGTATGGAAGATGTAACTGGAATGGCACATTATCAGATAACGCATTACTCGGTATGCGAATGCGACTAGGCAATATCCTTATCGGCGATAGACGTACCATGGACGTGATGTTTAAAGAACCTCGTTTTAACGGTTGGGTCCAAGGTGAGATTTTTGTAAATACCACTGGACTTATTCCTAATGCTCGTAGAGATGACTTCGAACAGAATGAAGTTTATTATCAAATGATAGAGAAACTGAAGGCTCGGGTCGGCGATGTTATAACTCGCGAGATTAGAGAAGCATCGAAAACAAGAAACAATCCCGATGCGCGTCTATTAAGAGAGGTAACTCGAGTAACAGAAAAAGTAGACAAAATGGTTGATGAAGGCTTGTACTCTCAGAAGGATAAAGAGCAACTGGCTGAGGAATTGCGCGATGCAGAGAAAAAACTCACCAGAATTTCCCAAAGGTCTCCACAATTGGCTGAGGAAAAGAGAGCCGCATCAACCAGATTGGCTTCTGTTCAGGAAAAAGTTGACACAACAACAAATTACAAAATCAACAGCGAAATCTCATCTGAGATAGACAAAAAGCAAAAGAAAATACTTCGGTTGGTTTTTGAAACATTATCAGAGTATTTGTCGCGTGAAATGGTTGAAATAATCTACAATGGAATCATGGGCAAAATTCAGGAAAAAAGAAGGTAACCAATATGAGAATTCTTCCGCAGAAATATGATGAACTCTCTATCGATAAATATGATAAGCAACTTATTGCCTTATTTAAGTCCATATATAAGGAAAATGCCATGTGTTTGCTCTGTTGCAATCCGACAAAGAACAACGGAGGAATTGGTCATGTTCTTATTACCGATAAGGGTGTTGCTCTATTTCATATGGTAGCTGAGTGTAAAGAATTACCTTTGTTAATCAAAGCAATTCTTGAAAGTATTCCTGCGCAAAACGAAGAAAGTGAAATTTTAAAGGAAAGATTTCTTCATCAGAGAAATCTTTTGAAAAACGGGAAAGTTATATTCCCTCAAAAAATAGTTTATCTTTTTCCGGACATTGAAAAACCTGATTTGGCTATGTTTTCCACAATAGATGGTTTTACGGATTTTGTTGACAACGCTTGCCTTTTTAAAGACTTTTGGAAAAACGCGCAAAAGGACAAAACTTATTTAGATTTTTTTCTGTGGAGGCATGAGGGACATTCTTGCATTTCGGAGGATTTGATCCCAGATATTATCAATAGAGTTGCCCCAGAATACACTATTCCTCAAGTCAAAGCGGCGATAGAAACTCCAACGCAATCAAGAAAACATCGTGCATTTTTGGATGCGGATACAACTTCTGTTGATCGTGCGGCTGTTGCATATATGCTAGACGATGGGCAAATTAATTACATCAATAAAATTAAGAAGGGAGACCAACTAATTATTGCTTGTGCAGGAAGTGGCAAAAGCGTAATTCTGATTTCGAAATGCTTTAAGGTTGCAGGACTTAATCCTGACAAACGTTTTTTGATTACTGGATATAATCGAAATTTGGTCAGTTATTTTAAATGGTTGATTGAGTCGGCGGGGTTTTCAACAAACAATGTCGATTGTTTGACGTTTGATAGATTATGCGTAAAGCTGCTACAAGACAATGGTATCCGCATTCCGCTTGCTTCTGGAGGGGATTATTCTCGGATCAGAGAGTGTTTAATCCAGAACATGAAAGCAGGGCACATTAAGAATCGATACTATGGAGTTTTTATCGATGAAGTGCAGATGTTTGAACCGGAATGGTATAAGGCTTGTTACGATTTGATTGAAAACAAAAGCTCTGATGATCATTTTTTTGTTATCTGCGGTGATAAGTCTCAAAGTGTGAAGACATCTATAAAAAGTGGCAAGGCTCCGTGGCAAGGTCACGGAGATGACTATCCCAATTTTAGAGGTAAGAGTTTTCCTATTGAAATCAACTATAGAAATTCGATTCAGATTAACGATTTCATTCGACGGTTTACAGATCGTGCACTACTGTATGCAGATCGTTTAGGAATACCTGTGAATCAAGATGCGGATATTTTTTTGCGAGGAAAAAGTATTCGCGAAGGCTTGGACCTACAGTATCTTGAAGTCTGCCAGAATTATTTGGATTCGGATGCTGAAGCAATCATGGTTTTGAAGCAAATAATTGATATTCATGATAACTATCACATTCCTTATGATTCCATAGCTGTTATCTGTTACAATAGACAGTATAGATATGTCAAAGGCAGAGCAGAAAAACACTACACTCCTATTGATCATTTAAAAAATTATTTGAACCAGGCCAATATTCCATACTCGCTTTTAAACAGCACTGCATCTGAATATGGGGTATCTTATTCAAATATTAACGGTGTGCCAATTGTAACCATGGAATCATCACTCGGTTTGGACTTTAAAGCTGTCGTGATTTGCGGACTACTTCCATTGGGGCTTCATGACAATACAAAGGAACTGGCTCAATTAAAAAATAACAGCACAAGCGAAGATGTAATAGATGCGTTTAACAAGAACATTAATATTTTATATATGTCTTTGGCTAGAGCAAAAGATATTCTGCGCATTGTATCTGCAGAGTCAGAGGAAACATCATTTTATGTCAGACTATTAAAGGAAGCCTTTTACCAGGAGGAATAACAACATGCGCTATAACGAAGTTAATAGTGAACATTTGGGTGAATTGAATATAATATCAAATATTCAAGATGATGATTCAATCTTTGAGGTTAGCCTTATTGTAGCAACAGACATTCAGGGAAACATTAGAGCAAATTATGATTTAACCGTGCAGGGAAATATTGATGCAGATTCTCTCTTGGTTATGGGAAATTTTATTTGCTTCGGTAATTGTAAGGCCAATACCTTAAGCGTGCAAGGGACATGCAAGGTGTTTGGTCAATTAGAAGTTACAGATGGTATGGTTGCGGACAACTTAACAGCGACAGACATAGACGCAAATACTTTGACTGTAAATGGCAGTATCATATGTAATTCATTGAACTTTGAGACCACATTATCATGTAGTGGGAAAATTCTTGCACTCGATGGAATAATGGGGCGTGGAAAAGTAGATTGTTCTATAGTGATATGTGGAGAGTATGCGTCAATTGATGAAGAAGCCAATGTCATTACTGCATCAGAATTGGAAGAGTCTATGAATCAAATTCGCAAAGCAAACTCTTTGTCTAAGCCAGAAGAAGCATCAACTTTGGAATTAAAGAATATTGAAGATTTAGATTGGGATGAGTGTAAACAGTATTTACAGGATTTATCAAAGCTACATCCAGAACTTACTGAGGATTATTTGTCGTATGTAAAGCTGTTTGCATGGTCTGAGTTTTCAAAGATATGCGATCTTAAACAATTTATTGCTTTGATGAAAGACATCCTTTGCGCTGGTGAATTAACCAAAGCCTCTGATTTATATAACGTTATTAAAGTCGATCTGTTTGAAAAATCCAAAGAATACGTTTTTGAATTAGCAATGCCATCTCTAAATCAGGAGGAGTTTGCATCCTTATTGAATATATTGGTGTCAAATAAAGAACATATTAGCTTGGATATTTACAGCTTCTTGATTGAGACGATGTTCAATAAAATCGGATTAAAATATAGTACTGTCTGCTTGATGTTGGAGGAATAACTTATGATGAATGAGCAATTATGGCACAAGTTATTTGCCGAGAAAATCACGAAAGAATACATAGGAAAACTCACAGGAGAAGAAATACCTAGAATTGAAGGCAAAGTTCCGGAAGACCTATTCATTGTTGGACAACTAGCACCAGCATCTACGAATATGGCTAGTTATATTACTTCACGTGTGATTATCAACGGAATAGGCGTCAATTTCAATATTCCGGTGGAGGACATTCCTAATGCGGTATTGACAGTACAGCCATGCGGCAATTGGTTTTATCGCGTCTATCCTTCATACACGGAGCAATGTCAGGCAACGATACGACAGTATAATAAGCTTTTTGACCGAGCATACACAACTATTGGTCAATTTTGGAGTGACACCGAAGTAAAAGAAAAGATTGCAAGTGTGGAAGGAAAGAAGTCAAATAGTTACGACATTCCTCTTCTTCAAATCTATAAACGTGTTTCTATTGAACAGGAGTGCTCTGCGCTTGTCTTCAAAGTTGCTGATCTGGTTGACCCTGAGAATCAGATGGGTATCGTCGATGATTTGGATCCAATCAATCAGGAATTGTTTAGGCAGATTCAGGATATCATTGCACAAAAAGTCCTTACTGACCCACATTACTATAAGTACGATGTCAAATCTAGAATTACCCTAGGGGATTTGGTGACTGAAGAAAAATGGAATGCATTTCTTCAACGAGAAAAGAAAGAAGTAGTTAACACTGTCAACTGGAATATGGCCGTTACCGGCGAGTTTAAGGTAAAAAACAGAATTCTATCTATTGGACTTAAACTGATTAACAAAGCTGAGCAAGTTGAGGGAGAACTTCTAAAAAAACGGCATAAGGACCATGTGAAAATCTCAACAATATTCAATGCAAGATTGAAGGTTCAGCTCGAAGGAACGAAGTATATTCCTATTGAGTTAAGCCATTTTCAGGATGATTACAAATATAGCAAAGAACAGGCTGCATTAGGATTTAACTGTAATATAGACTTTCTTGAATTAAGAGAAACGATGGATTACATTGTTACGACTAATGTGCCGGCCTTCAAACAATATCGCCTTAAAACAAATAATGATATTCCGGCTCATTTTATAGATCTTATTAATTCTCCAGTGGAAACCTTAGATACAATTCATCAAGGAATGCTTAAAGTCCTTACGGATTGGCGTAGAACACAGAAAGAAAAGAGCGTTGTATTGTCAGAAAAAGCAAAACGCCAGATGCGCTCAGAAATAGATGATTTCGAAATTGAAATTGAACGTTTTAAGCTTGGAATAGATTTGATTCGCGATTACTCTATTATCCGCGATGCTTTTGTTTGCATGAATCAAGCATTTGCCAATTCTCCTAAAAGCTATGGAGGATGGCGTCTGTTTCAGATTGTTTATATTGTTTCAGTTATTCTTGATATTGCATCTTGCGAAAAGAAGTTGCCCTTGCCGGAAAATATAAAAGCCAAATCAACATTTGATGCAGCCGATGTTATTTACTTCCCTACAGGTGGTGGTAAGACAGAGGCATTTTTGGGTACAGTTGTTTTCAATTTGTTCTTTGATAGAATTCGTGGGAAAAAGTGCGGTGTTACAGCAATTCTAAGATATCCTCTGAGGTTACTTGCTGCACAGCAAGCTTCTCGAGTGGCTAATATTCTAGCCCAGGCAGAGTTAATAAGGCGTCAACATCCACAAATGAGGAGTTCCGATTCCTTTGGATTAGGATACTTATGTGGAGAAGGAAATACGCCGAACAAGCTTAGCAAATATAAGTTGGATGAGATTAACTCTCTCTCCCAGGAAGAACGCGATAAAAAGTATCTGGTTGTGGAAAAATGTCCTTTCTGTGGTGCAGATCTCCACATGGTCGCTGATGTTGATCACATGAAGCTCGTTCATGTTTGCGGAAATAAACATTGTCGTGAATCTGTTCTTCCCATTTACATTGTTGATAACGAGATATATAGATACTTACCATCTGTAATTATAAGCACAGTGGATAAGATGTCTGCAATTGGATTCAACAGAAATTTTGCCCAGATTTTTAGAGGCTCAGATCAAAAATGTATAATGCATGGATATTGTGGACCAGATGGATGTATCGAATTCAAGGAATGTGAAGAAGAACATTTTTCCACTGTTTCGATGTATGATCCGGTACCAACGTTGATGATTCAGGACGAACTTCATCTTATTCGAGAGTCTTTGGGTACATATGACTCTCATTATGAGATAATACATTTTTTAAGACGGGAAATGCTTGATTTTACGGCATTTCCCGTCTTTTTTGTTTCTAATTTGTTACTGGTTCAGCGTAAAAAATATTATTTTAACAGGGCAATGGTTTCCCGTAACTGTTCAATAGTCTTGTGATTATACACCCTGTTTCCCACATCCTTTGATTTATGACCCATCAGCATATCAATACATTTTCTGTTGCCTTTGGCATTGTCAAGGTTGGTTTCAAAGGTGTGCCGTGCTTCATGCGGTGTCTTGTCTGCACCTATCTTTTCCATGACTTCACCCCAACACTTATAGTAATTTGCCTGACTGAACTTTTTGCCCTGATAAGTGAACAGGTACTTGTCACCTTCATCAACCAGTGCTTTCACAAATGGTTTGATGCGGTCATGTATTGGAACAATACGGCACTTTCCGGCAGCGGTCTTGATTCCACCTTCAAAATACCAGTCCTTGATGTTCACCTGTTCAGTTTTCATTCCCAACAATTCCTGTAATCTGAACCCCGTATATATGTAGATCAGCACGGTATTGACCCAAGGGTCATCTTTTATTTTCCACAGTGCATCAACCTGTTCAGGCGTGAACGGTTCACGGGTGGTATCAGGTATTGGTGGGGCGGTGGTAATTTGTGAATACATTTTATCTATCAGGTCAATTTCAAAAGCAAAACGGTCAAGGTGACCGAACAGATTCTTGATTGACCATTGTGTTGAATACCCACACCCGCAGTTGTCAATGCAGTCTTGCATCTGATAAGATTTTAGTGATCGGTATTTCACACCGTAGTATTTTGAACAGTGCTTGAACGCTGAACGCAAGGACTGCTGATTTGATTTTCCTAACTTTGGTAATTTGATTTCAGACCAACGCTGATAGAGTACAACCAAGGTGACCTTTTCCCGGTCAATGTCCCAAGGGTTGTTGTTATATTCAGCCAATAGGATGTTAGCTTTTTCTTCTGTTTCAGCGTAACCGATAGGGGTTTGTTTTGCGTGTCCCTGTTCGTCATATATGGTGACCTTGGCAAGCCACGGGCGTGAACGGTTACCCTTCAACTTGGTCACGCATCCGTAACCGTTTGGGTTTCTTCTTCCCATGTATATCATTCCTTCCTGATTGAAATTTCAAGGAATGGATGATATAATTAGAGTTGCATAGCCTATATCATCCTATTCCTTGGTTGGTGTTTGGTTATCCCTGACCCCTGAACCGCTGCAACGGTAAGGGGTCAATTTTGTTCAGTTATAATTCAATGTGTGAAGGTGCTGCAACACCTTTATTCTGTAAATCAAGAAACTTTCCATATTCCATTGCTGTTCCCCAAAAGGCAAGCATACCTTTGTCATATTCCACAACCAAGTAATACTTCTTTGCACCTTTTAATTTTGATGTGTTTTTTGCCTGACCGTGATATTTTAACATGAACTTTTCTTCTTCCATTGCTGAAAATGACTTGATTCTGTTCATTGGAAGTGTAACCGTAGTTTCAGGCTTGATTCTTCTGATCTCAAACACATCACCTTTTACTTCAATTCTGCAAGGGTAATCAGTCGCAAACCCTTCAATTCCTTCATAATGTCCTACTGGTATTCCTGATTCTTTCTTTTTTCCAAACATTTTTTACCTTCCTTTCATTCAGTAACCGTTGTAACGGTTGGTAACGGTTTAAGTATCTGTTATAAATGCAGTATTATCAATAGGGTAACGGTTAGTAACTGTTGATAATTGATTTTCTTATATTTTATGTACTAATTCTAATGTAAAAATAAAAAAGTAAAAATATAGAGTATAGAAAAACAACAGTTACCCGTTACCAACAGTTACCTTTTTGAAAAATCAACCATGATAATATTACCTATGCGTTCAATGATTCTTTTTTAACAGAATATTTTTCTGCTGAAAGCAATGATTCAATCATAGTCTTTACAACATTTTTGTCAGATTCATCAAGGGTGAGATACAAGGAAACCACATCATAAGCATCTGAACCGTGGCATTTCTTGAACAGTTCACGACACTTTTTTAACTGCTGATCTTCTTCTGTTTCCTTCCAACCCATAATATAAGCCGGAGTTGTTTGGAGTGCATCAGCAATTTGTTTTATTTTGGACTGTCGCAATTCTTGAATACCAAGTTCAATCTTGTTTATTGAAGTTTTGCTTTTATATCCAATCTTATGTGCAAGTTCTTCCTGTGACATTTCCAGTGCTTCACGCCTTGCTTTTATCCTTTCACCTATTGTCATTTAATCACCTTCTTCCCGGTTGGTTATGCCTAAAGAATATCATAAAATAGATTGAATATCAACTTTTATCAAATTTTTTATAAAAAAGTGTTGACATTTTATCTACTAAATGTTATTGTTGTGTCAGTAGATAAAACATCTACTTACAGAAACAAAGCAAGTAGGAAGGACACGGGTGAAGCGATAGGGCTACACGCAAGTGACATGGTGGTCAGGCTGCCGGATAGCAGATAGAGCGTGTGAAGAATAAACATGACCCGTCAAAGTAGTTGAAGAAAACAGGAACGGTAGGGCAAGAAAGCACAGTGTACCGCACTATTTGAAGAAAGCGGACAGGCTGAACCAATCGGCACTTTACCCCTAAAACAAGAAACCGTTAAGTGGAAGAATCAACCGCACGAGATGACACAGCACTTTGTTTCATAGGTCAGGAAGTTCCCCGACTTCCTGACTATTTCAAAAAGAACTGTTGCAGCAGTTCCGGGGAAAAGAACCAAGGAATAGGATTTCAGTTCTTTCAAAAAATTGTCTATTGTGTGTCGGTCAACAGGTTTTGGTGGTTTTAATGTGAAACCCCGGCGGTTTGAACAGCACCGTTCAAAAAGTTCAATGATGTGTAACAGGTTTTCAGATTTTAATGTGAAATCTGATAAAGGAAAGACACCCCTGATTGTACTAAGGTGTGCTGACAATAGACAACTTTTTGAAGGAACTGGGAAAGGATAAAGGCAATGATTGATTTCATAAAAGATGCGGATTGCACCAAGGAAACACCCGTCAGATTAGGTGTCCCTGATGCACCGATATATGGCAAGGGCATCAAATTGAAACCAAGGGTTGACGGTAGAACTGATTCAGAGCATTTCAAAAAAATTTATTTGCCGGAACTTTTACCACTTGAAGAATATGATCTGATAGTTGTTTTGATTTCCGGCGGTAAGGATTCAGTTGCTTGTTACCTAAAACTTCTTGAACTTGGTGTACCAAAGGAAAGAATAGAGTTTTGGCATCACGATATTGACGGCGGGCATCCTTCAAGGCGTATGGACTGGAAATGTACCCAAAACTATGTAAAAGCACTTGCAGATGCAGAGGGTATTAAGTTAAGGGTTTCATACAGGGTGAATGGTTTCTTTGGTGAATTATATCGGATAGGTGCATCAGAACCCATTGAATGGATTGACCCTGATACTGGTGAAGTAAGGCAGTGCAAACTTTCAAGCAATTATCTGAAATGCAAAGAACTGAAAGAACAGGCAACAGAGGAAATGGAAGAACTTCTGAAAAAGTACGGTTATAGAATGAAGTTCCCCGCAAAAACTGGTGATCTGTCACGGCGTTGGTGTTCTGCATATCTGAAAATATGTGTTGCAGATACGGTTGTCAGTAATCTTGACCGTCTTGGTGAACTTGAAGAACTGGGTGGTAAAAGACATAAATTCCCCGCAAAAGGTGGTACACATTCAGGGCGTTGGTGTAGTGGTAACTTAAAAGCAGCGGTTCAGGATAGTGTAACAGCCAATCTTGAAGAAACCAAACGTGATAAGAAAATCTTGATTGTTTCAGGTGAACGCCGTGGTGAATCTGCCGGACGGTCAAAGTACAATGAAATGGAAATACACCGCACCAATGCAGAAGCCAAGGCACACAGAATCGTTCATCAATGGCGGTGCTGCATTGATTATTCTGAAAAGGATGTGTGGGAACTGCTGAAACGGCATCATATAAATCCACATCCATGTTACAGGATAGGTTGGAACAGATGCAGTTGTATGATGTGTATATTTTCAACACCCCGGTTATTTGCCGGAGTAAAAGAACTTTTCCCTGATGATTATGCTGCACTAAGGCATGATGAAGAAGTTCTTGGGTTCACACTGGATAACAAAAAGAATCTTGATGAATTTATCGGTGATACACAGTCTTGCGTGTGTTGGAAGGATAAAGCAGCAATACATTCAATACTTACTGGTGAGTTCAACACAGATGACATATATACAAATGATTGGAATTATCCTGTTGGTGCATTTCATGGTGCTGACGGTGGTTCATGTTAGAAAGAAGGTGGTTATGTGAAGAAAATAGTTGCAGCATGGATTGAACAGATTCTTGAATTTCCAACCAAACTTGAATATCTTGCGTACATAGAAAGCCTGAAAAAAGGCAAACCGCAGAAGTTCAAGGAAACATCATTTGAACAGTTGGAATCAGGGGTTGTTAGAATAACGATCAGGAAACAGTATAATAACAATGCGTTCCCTGATGATGAAAAGGAAGGTGAAAAGTAAGATGACGAACACAGAGTTATTAAGGGAAAAAATCAATGCATCCGGCTATAAATTGCAGTTTGTGGCTGAAAAGTGCGGGTTGACTTACTTTGGATTGATGAAGAAGGTCAACAATGAAACAGAGTTCAAGGCAAGTGAAATCAAGGCATTGAAAGACCTGTTGAATTTAACAGATGATGATGCAACAAAGATTTTTTTTGCCTAAAAAGTAGATAAAATATCTACTGCAAGAAAGGATAGGTGATAAATTATGAAATTCAGCGAAAAGTTGAAACAGGCTATGCAGCAGTTAGGAATCAATCAGGCACAGGTTGTTGGATTGACCGGGAAAAGTAAGGGGTCAATCAGTATGTACCTGAATGACAAGACCACACCGTCAGAACAGGTTCAAAGTGATATTGCAGTATCACTTGGACTTACCCCTGACTATTTTGAACAGGAAGAAACCCCGGTGACCTTCAAACCTTCCAAGTGTGAAGATGGCATCCCAACCTTGACAGTACATGAAGTTGCTAAGTTGATGCACAAACACACCAACACAATAGCACTTGGGTTACAACAGGGCGTTTTCCCTTGGGGGTATGCAATTCATACCAGTGAACACCGTTGGTCATATTTCATCAATGCAAAGCGTTTTGCAGAAATTGAAGGGGTGATCTGATGCCAAAGATTGAGTATAAAAGCATTAAGTTTCAGCAGAAAAGCCTTGAACTGATACGCCTTGTGAATCAGGTGGTTGAAGAATATCAGGCACAGGGATATGAACTGACACTTAGACAGGCATATTATCAGTTGGTTGCCCGTGGGTACATTCCCAACAATGAACGCAGTTATAAGAACATTGGAAATCTTATCAATGACGGCAGACTTGCCGGGTTGATTGACTGGTACAGTATCACGGACAGAACCCGCAACCTTAGAAGCAATAGTCACTGGGACAATCCGGCTGATGTGATTGCATCTGCAAGATACAGTTATCTGCTGAACAAGTGGGACGGTCAACCGAACTACGTTGAAGTGTGGGTTGAAAAGGATGCCTTAGTTGATATTGTGGGACAGGCTTGCAGACCACTTGACACACCATATTTTTCATGTAGGGGTTACACTTCACAGTCAGAAATGTGGTCAGCAGCACAGCGTTTCATTGGTCAAGATTACCGTGATAACCGGGTGATTATTCACTTAGGTGACCATGACCCAAGCGGTATTGATATGACAAGGGACATTCAGGAACGCTTGCAGATGTTCGGTGCTGATGTGTATGTGAAGCGTGTAGCACTGACCATGAATCAGATTGGTACATATAACCCGCCACCCAACCCGGCAAAGATCACTGACAGTAGAGCATCAAAGTATATTGATGAATACGGCAATGAATCTTGGGAACTGGATGCACTTGAACCACAGGTCATCACTGATCTGATAACCAATGAGGTCACAGCATTAAGAAATGATGAAATTTACCGTTCAGTATGTGATTCAGAAGAACGTGGAAAAGATGAACTTAGAATGATAGAACGCAACTATGACAAGGCTGTTGCATTTTTAGAAAGTGAGGAATAGGAAAATGGAAAATAACAATACCGTTCAGAATGTAGTGCATGGGTTCAAAGTGTTCAGACCTGATTGGACTTGTTCACCTAATGGCAACACAAAACAGTACACTTGCCCCGGAAAATTTGAGGAAGAAGGGGAACTTGATGTTTGCGGTCACGGTATGCACTTCTGTCAGACTGCTGCCGACTGTTTCAATTATTACAGTTTCAACAGTGAAAATAAGGTTGCAGAAGTCATTGCCTATGGTGAGGTAAGAACAGACGGTGACAAGTCATGCACTGACAAATTGGAGATCGTGCGTGAAATCCCGTGGGATGAAGTGTTGCGAATCGTCAATATTGGAAAGAATTGCACGGGTCGCTGCAACACCGGGGACTGGAACACCGGGAACAGGAACACCGGGAACAGGAACACCGGGAACAGGAACACCGGGGACTGGAACACCGGGAACAGGAACACCGGGAACAGGAACACCGGGGACTGGAACAAATCGTCTTTCAATACTGGTTGTTTTAATACAGAAGAACAGAAGATCATGCTGTTCAATAAGCCGTCAGATATGACATATCGTGAATGGATAGATTCAGATGCAAGATATTTACTGAATCAGATACCAAAGGATGTTGTTGAATGGGTATATGAAGAAGATATGACTGATGAAGAAAAGGCAGCACATCCAACCTATGAAACAACAGGCGGTTATCTCAAAGTGCTTGATGAATCTGAATGTGGTCAGTTGTGGTGGGGCAGCCTGTCAGACCGTAGAAAGGAAATCATCAAGGCAATACCAAACTTTGATGCTGAAATATTCTTCCAGTGTACGGGTGTCAGGGTAGATGAATGATCTGCACTTTATGCCCCATCAGGAAGATGCACTGAACAGAACTGAACAGTTCAACCGTTGTGCTTATTATCTTGATATGGGACTGGGTAAGACCTTTGTGGGTGCTGAAAAAATGTATCTGCTGAACAATGCGGTGAATGTGGTCATCTGTCAGAAATCCAAGATAGATGACTGGGTTCAGCACTTCAAAGAATATTACCCAAGTGACCGTGTGATGAACCTGACCAAGAAAAGTGAAGCAATCAATTTCAGGACACTTGTTGATACCAAAGAATTATACAACAAGGATGTTCAGATTATAGGCGTTGTCAATTATGAAACTGCTTTTCGGCGGGATTGGTTGCTGAAACTCAAAGGGTTCACGTTGATGCTTGATGAAAGTTCACTGATAACCAATGAAACAGCACAACGGTCAAAGTTCATTCTGAAAATGCAGCCGGAAAGCGTGATTTTATTATCAGGAACACCAACAGCCGGAAAGTATGAAAGGTTGTGGTCACAGGTTCAGTTGCTTGGGTGGAACATTACAAAAAAGGCGTTTTGGTCATCATACGTTCAGACTGAATGGATTGAAAACGGTGATGGGTACAAGAAAGAAGTAATCACAGGATATAAGCACACGCAACACCTGAAAAAGAAACTTGCAGATCATGGGTGCATTTTTATGAAAACTGCTGATGTGATTGAACTGCCGGAACAGACTGAACAGAAGATATTCTTTAAGGCAACACAGGCGTACAAGTATTTCATTAAAAACAGTTACATCATGCTTGATACCTTGAATATGTGCAAGTTCAAAGATGATTCAGATTATTACGGCACGGATGTGACACCACGGGTTGAACTGGTCGGTGATAACAGCCTGACCAAGATGCTATACGCACGGCAGTTGTGCGGGCAGTGGCACAAGGAAAAACTGGAAGGTTTGCGGGACTTGGTTGAATCAACAGAAGATAGGCTGATTATATTCTACAACTTCACCGCAGAACTTGAAGCAATGCAGAAAAAACTTGCTGATCTAAACAGACCCTATTCAGTTGTGAATGGGTCAAAGAAGGACTTGACCGCATACGATCAGGCAGATGATTCAATCACATTTATACAGTATCAAGCCGGGGCAATGGGTGGTAATTATCAGAAAGCAAACAAGATTATTTATTTCACCTTGCCACTTGGCAAAGGGTCATGTGATATGTGGGAACAGTCAAAAAAGCGTATTCACCGCATAGGACAAGCCAAACCGTGCTTTTACTATTACTTACTGGTGAAGGGTACGGTTGAAGAAAAGAACCTTGCAGCATTGAAGGAAGGAAAGGAACTGACAGATGAATTATTCAAAAATACTTAACTGGATATTTGGAATCATGGCATTTATCGGTGTATTCCTGATAATTGGTGCAGTCGGTGCATCTGACTATGCGGTTGAAATGGGAATATATGAACCACTTACCGCACACCTGAAAGAATATATCATTGGTGCAATTCTGATGATTCCCGGAATCATTTATTTGAAAATCACGGAAAGGGGTGATGAAACATGAACTATTCAAAGAACCTTAGAAAGTCCGCAATGGCAAAGCGGGTCTTGATCTTGCTTGGTGTTGCCTTTAGCGTTGGGTTAGCAGTTGGCGGTGCATCAGTATATGCCCTGAAAACTCATATAACCGCCAAGGATAAAGAGAAATCAATAGAACGCACACTTGAACGGGATAACACAAAAACCCTTGTATATGGGGCGTATGATGACAGAACATTCACACAGGAAATTTCCCTTGACTGGGGTGCGGGTGACTTAGATTTCACACCGCTTGACTGCAAGATGCCGGAAGAACAACAGGAATTTACATATTACCTTTGTACCGGGTACAACATTGATTTTACCCTTGTCATGGCACTGATTCAGAATGAAAGCAGTTTTGACCCGGCGGTCATCAGCAAAACCAATGATTACGGTTATATGCAGATCAATCAGATCAATCATCAGTGGTTGACAGATACCCTTGGTGTTACGGATTTTACAGACCCGTATCAGAACATCAGGGCGGGCGTGTTCGTACTTAGAAAACTGTTTGAACGGTATCAAGATACCAATATGGTCTTGATGGCGTACAACATGGGTGAAGATGGTGCTGCCCGGTTGTGGGAAAAGGGCATCTATTCAACAGATTATACAGAAAAAATACTGAACCATCAGACACAGTTCAATGAACAGTTGGGCGGTGAGTAAATGGCAGCAGAAAAGAATTTTGAAAACAAAGTCAAGAAGTTCCTGAAGGACAAGGGTGCTTGGGTGCTGAAATACTGGGGTGGTGCAGCTTATACAAAAAGCGGTATTCCTGACCTGTTGGTATGTTTCAACGGTTGGTTTTTAGGAATCGAACTGAAAGCACCAAACGGCAGACCGTCAGACTTGCAGTTATACAACCTTAGAGAAATTGAAAAGGCGGGCGGTATAGGCATCCTGTTATATCCAAAGGACTATGAACAGTTCAAGCAATTTATTGAACACATTGAACTGGGTGAATTACCAGTCAACTTATACGGTGTTTATCCATTCCTGACAGAATGGAATCAACATAAAAATAATTAAAGGAGTGAAAGAGCATGGCAGCAAAAAAGAAAGCAGATGCAGCGGTTGAGAATACCGCAGAAGTAACACAGGAAACCGTTCAGGAAGAAATTGAACAGGTAGCAGCAGACAACGCAAAGGAACTTGACAACAAGAAGTATGTGGTTGACCACTTACTTTCAACCAAGCGTGAGGGAATGGAAGATCTGATTGCCTACATGGAAGAAATCGGATTCTTTGAAGCACCGTGCAGCGGTGGAAATCATCTTGCGTGTCAGTTCGGTCTTGTTCATCACAGCAGAAATGTAATGATGGCAGCAGAAAATATTGGTTATGCACTTCTTGGCAAGGTCAAGTATACAGAAATCCGTGATTCAGTCATCATTGCAGCAGCATTGCATGACCTTGGCAAGTGTGGTGATTATGGCAAGCAGATGTATGTGCCTAACATGATTAAGGACGGCAGACCTACCAAGGCAGAGCCGGAACAGAAATATAAACAGTCTGAAAGCAAGCCTTTCAAGCGTAACCCGGCACTTCTTCCACTTGACCACGCAACCCGCAGCATCAAGTTAGCAACCCTTTTCATTGATCTGACGGAAGATGAAGAATTTGCAATCAGATACCATGATGGTCTGTATGAATCAGCAAACTATGCGGTGAAGGGAAATGAAACCCCGTTGTATCTGATTCTGCACTATGCTGATTTATGGTCAAGCAGAGTAACAGAAGGTAGCACAGATGAAGGGAGTGAAGAATAATGGATAAAAGAAATAAGAAAATCAGACAGTTAGAAAATGAACGCAACCGTTTAATGACTGAAAATCAGGAATTGAAGTATATCATCAATGATATTCAGGCGGTAAATGATGTTATGCGTGAAGATATTGAAAAGGAATGTGCTGCTGAATGTGGCTGTATTGTAATTGAAGGAAGTCGCACTAGTGCAGCATATCAGGATTTAGTTGGTATTCTTCTTGCAAATAACTATTCTGTTGAGGTCATACCAATGGATGAACGCAGAAAGTTAAAAGTCATCATCAAGGAAAGTGAGGTATAAAAGTATGGTAAATGAAAGACAGGGAAAGGTTTACAATCCCCGCCCGGTATATAACAGAAAGTTATTACGTTCAGTGATTCGTGCGGGAGTTCAGAAACAGTTTGGTCAGCATCATGTTTCTGCTAACATGGCGGGAAACTTTGAAAGAATCAGAAAGGAACAGGTGAAATAATATGGCACAGATGCTTTTGATTATGGGTGAATCAGGTACAGGAAAAAGTACCAGTATGAGAAATTGCGATCCGGCAACAACTGCCGTTGTGAACCCGGTTGGTAAACCGTTACCGTTCAAGGGTAAGTTCACAATGCTGAACAGTGAGGTTGAATCCCGCAAAATCTGCAAGTTTATGAAGGAACAGGCAGCAGCCGGGAAGAAGTTACTGGTGGTTGATGACTTCCAGTATATCCTTTCTGTTCCGTATATGAACCGTATCAAAGAAAACGGTTGGGACAAGTGGAATGACTTTGGTGCAAACTACTTTGAAATCATTGAGGTTTGCAAGGAACTTCCTGATGATGTGGTGGTTGCTTATATGACCCACACAGAAACACTTGAAAATGGTGTTACTACTATTAAGCTGATCGGAAAGTTACTTCGTGAGAAGATCACCATTGAAGGACTTTTCACCATTGTACTTAGAACAGGCGTGAATGAAGGAAAATATTACTTCTACACACAGAACAGTGGCAAGGACACGGTGAAGTCACCTATGGGAATGTTCCCGGCATACGCCATTGACAATGACCTGAATTATGTAGCCGATAAAATCCGCAACTTCTATGAAGTCGGTGAGTATAAGACAGATGCGGAAATGGGTCAGGCTGATGCACAGGCTGCATCCGATCTTGAAAAGCCGGATGCAAACGGCAGACGGGCAAGGGGTGGAAAAAAGACCACATCCACAGCAACACCACCTACCACAACAGAGGATGCAGCACCAAAGACAGGCAGAACCACCCGCAAGACACATGATGAAGTGGTGGCTGAAAATAATCAGAAAATGGCTGATTATATGGCAGAGCGTGACAAGGCTATTGATGCGGTTGCTGATGGGCGTGAAGAAATCCCGTTTGATGAAGCGTGTGCAGCAGCGGATTCTGTACCGCAGCCGGAACTTGAAACACCGCCAAGAAGAACCCGCAAGGAAAGAAAGTCTGCTGAACAGTCTGAACCTGTTCAGGATGGTACAACAAACACTGATTCTGAATCTGTCACACTGGATGCAGACACATACTTCTATGTTCCGGCTGATGATAACTATGTGATGAAGCACAAGGGTGACACGGTTGACCTGACTGTTGATGGTGTTGAGGTTATGAAGGTCATCAGCAAGGAAGAATTTGGTGAAGGTGTGAAGCGTTTAGCACAGGCAGATAACCCTAAGCCGGAAAACCCTATTGACGGGGCAATGAACCCGCCGGAGAAGGGCAGGCGCACAAGAAGAAGTGCAGCACAGGTACAGCCTGATAATGCAGATACAACAGCGGATGAAACCCCGGCAGTAGATGAACAGCCGACTGGCAGAACCCGCAGAGTAAGAAAAACACGCTAAGAAAGTGAGGTAAAAGAACATGAACAATCCTTTTGGTTTACCTGATGAACTGTTTGGTGCAATTCTTGCATCAGCGATCACGGAAGGAATGAACACGGCAAACAACCGTTCAATGAAGAACCCGCACCCGGTAGCACCTAAACAGGATGTACCGCCGGAAGATGGTGCAACTGCTGCAAAGAAAATCTATGATTCCTATGTAAAAGCCGGGTTCAATGAGGTTCAGGCGTTTGAGTTGTTAAAGTTAGTATTAAGCAAATAAGAAAGGTTAAAAAAGGTGAAAAATTATGGCTATTGATTTCAGTGCATTTGATGAAAAGGTTGATTTACAGGAATTACAGAATGAGGTGCAGAACGCACCTGATAATGATTTTGCTGATGTGCCTGACGGTACATATATCATTGGTATTGAGAAGATGGAAATTAAGTTGACCAAGGCACAGGATAAGTTGATGTTTGCAGTTCAGGCAAAGATCAAGGAAGGTGAACAGGCAAACCGCATGATCTTCTTCAACCGTGTTATTTCCGGCAACAGTTCCGCAAAGTGGACGGACGGACAGGCAATCAAGTCTGTATGCACTTGGGTGAACAAGCTGATTGCAGAAGATGACACACCTGTTGAATTTGTGAACTATGCAGATTTTGCAGATCAGATTCTTGATGTATTCCAGTCCATTCAGGGTGCGATTGAAGTTGAGGTTGATTATAAGGCAGATGCTTTCAACCCTATCATAATCAAGGAAGTTTTTGACTGCTAAAAAATTTTACTTGAAAAGTAGATAAAATATCTACAAAATGGAATTGTCAGGCGGTGGCGGGGTCGCACCTTCCACCGCTATTTTCAGAAAGGGTGAATGTAGTGATTTTTTATGACTTTGAGGTTTTCAAGGAAGATTGGCTCGCCGTTTTCATTGATGTGACCAAGAAAAAAGAATATGTGATAATCAATAACCCTGATGAATTAAAAGCCTTATATGAAGCGAATAGCAAGGATATATGGGTAGGTTATAACAACCGCCACTATGACCAGTACATATTTAAGGGGATTCTGTTGGGAATGAACCCAAAAAGAATCAATGACTGGATAATTGTTGAAAAAAGGGAAGGGTGGCAATTTTCATCAGCGTTCAACAAAGTTCCAATGATTAACTATGATGTTATGCCGAACCCCCCGGTTGGTTTGAAAACACTGGAAGGTTTTCTTGGCAGCAATATCAAGGAAACGGATGTTGATTTTAGAATAAACAGGAAATTGACCAAGGAAGAAATTGAAATGACGGTTTTCTACTGTCGGCATGATGTGGAAGAAACCATCAAAGTATTCCTTGAAAAAATAGATGAATTTAATGCAATGCACGGTATCATTCAGGCTTTCCCGGACATTGTGAACCTGTCTGATATAGGGGACAGTGAAGCAAGAATCACCGCAAAGGTGCTTGGGTGTTCACGCAGATCATTTGAAGATGAATTTGATTTTTACTTCTTGCCATGCTTGCAACTGAAAAAATACAAATATGTTCAGGATTGGTTTGAACAGAAAAGACAGGAAGCCTTGTCAATGGACTTGGCACACATGGATAAATACTCAAAACGTACATGGTATAAGGAACAGGGTCTTGAAACCGTGGTTGCGGGTATTCCTCATTCATTCGGTTTTGGCGGTGTTCACGGGGCAACAGCCACACCAATTCACAAGACCGGGCAACTGCTGCACGTTGATGTAAATAATTACTATCCATCAATGCTGATTGCTTGGGGACTGGTTACAAGGGCAGCAACCAATGACAATTACCCGTTAGTGTATAACACACGAAAAGCCATGAAGGAAAAACAGATTGCTGCAAAAAATGCCGGAAATAAGAAAGAGGTCAAACGGTGGAAGAAAGCACAGTTGCCATATAAGAAGATGCTGAACGCCTTGTCAGGTGCAATGAAAGATGAAACCAATGCAGCGTATGACCCAAGAAACAATAACTGTATGTGCATCAACGGTCAGTTGATGTTGCTTGACCTGATTGAACACCTTGAAGTTGTACCGGGATTTGAACTGATTCAGTCCAACACGGACGGTCTTATTATTTGGATTCCTGACACAGATGAAGCCTTTGAAATGGTTGATGATATTTGTTGGGAGTGGGAACAGCGTTGTTCAACAGATCAGTGTTCAATTCTTCTTGAACTGGATAACATCAGTGAAATCTATCAGAAGGATGTGAACAATTACCTTTGGGTTGGTATTGACGGTGGTGTTGAAAGAATCGGTGCTTATGTGAAGGAACTTTCAGCGGTTGACAATGATCTGCCAATCCTGAATAAAGCACTGGTTGACTACATGGTCAATAAAACCCCGGTTGAACAGACCATCAATCAGTGTGATGACCTGATTATGTTTCAGAAGATTGTCAAGTTATCAGACAAGTATGATTGGGTGGAACATGAGCATTGCACCCCGCTTGTCAGTCATATAGGCAAAAGAACAATCAAGACGGTGTATGAATACCCTGATAAGGATAAATACACATATAAGTCATACAGGGTGTTTGCATCTAACGATCAGAAGGACGGCAGATTGCTGAAACGTAAACAGGTAAAAACCAAGGGTGAAAAATTCGGTAATACACCTGACCACTGTTTCATTTTCAATGATTCAGTTGTTGGGGTAAAAACACCGCCTGAACTTGATAGGCAGTGGTACATAGATTTAGCAAAGAAACGCTTGAAACAATTTGGTGTTGTAGCGTAACACCGGGAAGGAAGGTTTTTCATGGATTTAGAAATCAGATATGAAAATGGTTCAATGACTGTTCATCTTGAAGAATTTTTGAATATCCGCAGCATTGCCAAGGTCAGGAAACTGCTGAAACTTATCAGAAGCAGTTTCACCCCGGAATGTGAACAGCAGATTAAAGAATTTGTTCAGGACTGGATTGAACAGTTTGAACAGAAACAGTTGGAAACTGAACGGTATATCACAGGGTATGAACAGAAAGTCAGTTATTGTCAGAAGCAGTTGCGGGATGCTTTATATACCCGTGACAGTTACAAGAAGTCAACACCACTGCATAAGTCGGAAGGGTGGGACAGATGGAATGAAGAAGTGAAAGGGTGCAGAAAAGAACTTGCAGAAGTGAAAACACTGCTTCGTTCCTATCAGTCCCGGTACAACAGCAACATCAGGAATAAGGATTTTTATAAAAAGGTGTTAGAAAACATCACATAAGGTAGGTGATAAAAGATGCTTTACAAAGGTTATGTTGAAACCAAGGGCAAGGCAAGCATTGAAAAACTGAAAAACAGAACCACATGGAAAACCTATGATGAAGTGAAGAACCTGAATGGATTCGGCGGGGTTTTGGCTGATGACACCATCCTTATTGACATTGATGATTCTGACCAATCTGAAATTCTGATGAACATTGTGGAAGAACTGCAACTTGACTGTAAAGTCCTTTGTACCAGTAGGGGAAAACACTTTCTTTTCAAGAACCGCACTATTGCAAGGAACAGGACACACGTTCAGTTGGCTGTTGGTCTTACTGCTGATATAAAGGTCGGCAGTAAGTTATCCTATGAGGTCATCAAGATTGACGGTGAAGAAAGATTTTGTGAATGGGACATTGAAGAAGGTGGAAAGTATCAGGAAGTTCCCAAGTGGTTGTTCCCAGTCAAGGCAACCGCAGACTTTGTTGATATGGATGCCGGGGACGGAAGGAATCAAGCACTTTTCAATTATATCTTGACCCTGACTGCAAATGATTTCACGGTTGAAGAAACCCGTGAGTGCATCCGCATCCTGAACAAGTTTGTTCTGAAACAACCGCTGTCAGATGATGAACTGGAAGTGATCTTGCGTGATGATGCTTTTCAGAAACCTGTTTTTTTCCTTGGCAGCACATTCCTGTTTGACAAGTTTGCAGTGTTTATGAAGAACACGGCACACGTTATCAAAATCAACGGACAGTTACACATATACAAAGACGGTGTGTATTCCAATGGTTACAAGGAAATTGAATCAAACATGATTCAGCACATTCCAAACCTGAAAAAGATGCAACGCCGGGAAGTTCTTGACTACATGGAACTGATCGTTGATGAAAAAGAACAGTCAGATGCAAACCTGATTGCTTTCAACAATGGTGTATATGACCTTGTGACCGGGGAACTGAAACCATTCAGCACGGACATTGTTATTACTAACAAGATTCCTTGGGACTACAAGCCGGATGCCTATTCTGAACTGGCAGATAGTACACTGAACAAGTTAGCGTGTGGTGATGCAGCGATCAGGGCATTGTTGGAAGAATGTATTGGTTACTGCTTTTACAGAAGAAATGAGTTAGGCAAGGCGTTCATTCTGACAGGTGACAAGTCCAATGGTAAAAGTACATTTTTGGATTGTGTCAAAGCAATCCTTGGTGATCGGAACATTTCAGCACTTGACCTGAAAGAACTGGGGGACAGGTTCAATACTTCAATGATGTTCGGCAAACTGGCAAACATTGGTGATGATATTGGTGATGATTTCCTTCAAGGTTCACAGGTCAGTGTGTTCAAAAAAATAGTAACAGGTAACCGCATCAAGGCAGAGCGAAAAGGACAAGACCCGTTTGAGTTCAACCCGTTCATCAAACTGTTATTCAGTGCCAATGATATTCCCCGCATGAAGGACAAGACCGGGGCGGTACTTAGGCGTTTGGTTATTATTCCATTCAATGCCACGTTCAGCAAGGATGCACCTGATTATGACCCATTCATCAAATACAAACTGATTCAGCAAGAAAGCGTTGAATATTTCATTAGGCTTGGTGTGGAAGGTCTGAAAAGAATCATCATCAATGACGGATTCACCAAGTCAGACAAGGTTCAGAACCAGTTGACAGAGTATGAGGAAGAAAACAACCCTATCCTTGCATTTATCAATGACACCGGGGTTGACATGATCGAAAATGAACCAACCGCTGATGTGTATAAACGGTATCAGGTTTTTTGTGCAGACAATGCAATGCAGCCAATGTCAAACATTGTATTCAGTAAGCAGATCAATAAAAGGCTTGGGTTCAGAGTAATTCAGAAAAAAGTGAACAATAAAAATTGTAAGATATTTGTTTCATAGTAGAAAGGACGGTGATTGAAATGAATGAAGTTTTGTTCAGCAGCAATACAGATGACTGGGCTACACCGCAGGACTTATTTGATGCACTGGATGCAGAATTTCATTTCACATTAGACCCGTGTTCAAGTGAACAGAATCATAAGTGTGACAGGTATTTCACTAAAGAAGATAACGGGTTATTGCATGATTGGGGGGGGGAATCTGTCTTTTGCAACCCACCCTATGGTAAAGAAATGTATAAATGGGTTGAAAAATGCTATTTTGAGGGACGGAAAGAACGCACAACTGTTGTTCTGTTGATTCCGGCAAGAACAGACACCAAGTATTTTCACGATTTTATTATACACAGGACAGAAATTCGATTCATAAAAGGTCGGTTGAAATTTGGGAACAGTAAAAATGCAGCACCTTTTCCTTCAATGTTGGTGATATTCAGGGGTGCAAAAGTTTGATAAGAAAGGAAGGTATCAATTAGTGAAAGGTGGAAGAAATCAGGAAGGATATGCAGACCCAACGGCAACCATTGCCGTTGGTAGAGTAGCAAAGGAAGAACGTGAACAGGTTGAATGTGAAGCAGCAGACAAACGTGCCTATGATCTGATTAAGGTTTTGAAGTACATCATCAAAGGTGCGGGGTTTGAACTGACTGAACGTGTTCAGGTAAAAGATACCAAGACAGGAAGGGTTTACAGATGATTGAAAAAATAAAGAAATTCATCAGAATAATCACAATACTGCTGATGACCGCCCTTGTCATATTTCTAATATACACAGTATTCAAGTATGAATGGAAAAACATACTTTGTGTTGTAAGTGTCATTACGGTGTTTCTTATTATCTGTTGGGCGTTTGATTGGTGAAAGGGGTGAAGTCAAATGTATGATGAACAGGAAGATGCTGCACAGTTAGAATGGTGTCGGCAGTGGTCAGAAGAACATAAAAAGAAAATGACCCGGAAGATGCAGAAGAAGATCAGACGGGTTCAGCACTGGTGTAATTGTAAGTTGTATGTCAAGTATGCTTGGTATGAGTTCCGGGCAATGATGAAAGGATAAGGTGAATGATTATGGAAAATAAGATTTTGGAATTATTGGAACAGAAGGGCAGCGTATCAATGAATGATGATATTTTCCCATTGGTGGAAAAAGAATTTGAAGGTCAGGTGATTGGTGCAGAACTTTATGAACTTGCACACCAATACATATCACAGTTGTTGTATGGGGTGCATACTGCCGGGGTTGCCGTGATTGCTGTTCCTAAGTTTGCAGCGGGTCAGCAGTTTGGTCAGATGGTTGTTGCTGATGTGATTTATACAAAGGTGAATGATACACCGTATGATTTTATGCAGTAGTTGCGGTTGGTAACTGTTGGTAGCGGTTTACGGTAGCGGTTGAAAGTCTTTATTTATGCGGTTTGTAACGGTAGTAACGGTTAAATGTAATTTTCTTATTATTTTTATTATTAGTATTTTTTATGTATCTATAAAAAGTAAAAATATAGAGTATAAGAGTTTAACAGTTACCGTTACCAACCGTTACCGTCAGTATTTACAAGGCTTTCAAGACATTTTTTGTCAATTTTCAACCGTTACCCAACCGATACCAAGGAAAGGACAGGTGAAAGAATGAAAACATTATCCGCAAGGGAATATTTAGGACAGTTACAGGAACTTGATACTAATATCAATCAGGACTTAGAACGCCTTGATGATATGAAAACCAATGCTTGCAGTACCGGGGCAATAGATTATTCTGCTGAAAGAGTGCAGACAAGTCCGTCAGGTGACAGTTTATGCAAGGCAGTTACAAATTATGTTGCTTTCAATGATGAAATCAATGCAGAGATTGACCGCTTTTCAGATGCCAAGGAACAGATCATCAAGCAGATTAGAGGTCTACACAATGCAAGGTATTCACAGGTGTTGTTCAAGGTGTATGTGCAGTTTAAGAGTTTGAAAGTTGCATCAGGTGAAATGGGTATGTCATATCAGTATGTCAGGAATCTTCACAAAAAGGCACTTACAAGGTTTGAAGAAACTTATGATGATCTGCATTACTTAACTTAATGTATATTTACTGTTACATGAAACAACAAAAAGAGCATTTTACGATAGATTTTGTTGTTTCAAGTATATTGTGTATTCTTGAATCTAATGATAGGATGTATCTTGACAAGATGGGAATTGTGAAGAAGCGGTTGTTTTTTCACAATTCTTTTTTGTTTATGCCGATATTTGCACCCTGAAATGTAATGTTTCAGGGATTTTTTATTGCAAAAATACATGAAAGGGGTGTTGTTTGATGGCAAAAACGGCAAAATTAACTGAAAAACAGCAGCGTTTTGTTGAAGAATACCTGATTGACCTGAACGCAACACAAGCAGCCATTCGTGCGGGTTATTCGGCAAAAACAGCAGATCAGCAAGGTTCAAGGATGTTGGCAAATGTCAAGGTTCAACAGGCAATTAGTGTTGCAATGGCAGAACGCAGCAAAAGAACAGGAATCAATCAGGACAGGGTTGTTTTAGAACTTGCCCGCATTGCTTTTGTGAAGATGACAGACCTTGTTGATAGTCACGGAAGAATCAAAGACAATGCAACTGATGATGACCTTGCCTGTATCGAATCCGTGAAATATAAACAGTCTGAATCAGAAACCGGGTCAAGCGTTGAAAGGGAAGTGAAGATTTCACCAAAGCTGAAAGCACTTGAATTACTTGGTAAGCATTTGGGTATGTGGAATGACAAGATTGATGTGAATATCACACAGCCTATTGTTATCACTGGTGAAGATGCCCTTGAAGATTAGGCGGTGATCGTCTATGGTCAAGAACAGAATATCTTCACAATATGTTTTTGGGTATCAGAAGTTTATCCTGTACCCGGAAGATTACAAGGCTACAAAGTCCGGCAAGAAGAAAGTGCTGCTGCCTGAACTGGTTGGTAAGGGTTACGGTACTTTTTGGCGTTGGAAAGGTAGATATAGGGTATGCAAGGGCAGCCGTGCATCCAAGAAATCAAAAACAACTGCCCTTTGGTACATCACCAATATGATGAAGTACCCACAAGCAAATACCCTTGTGGTCAGAAAGACTTTCAGAACCCTGAAAGATTCCTGTTTCACAGAATTGAAGTGGGCGATTCACCGCCTTGGCGTTGATGCCTTTTGGGAAATCAAAGAATCACCACTTGAAATGACCTACAAACCGACAGGTCAAAAGATTTATTTCAGGGGACTGGATGACCCCCTGAAAGTAACATCAATAACCGTTGATATTGGTTGCTTGTGTTGGATGTGGATTGAAGAAGCGTATGAAATTAGCAGTGAAGATGATTTCAATATGCTTGATGAATCAATCCGTGGTGCTGTTCCTGACGGTTCAGGACTGTTCAAGCAAATAACCCTTACACTGAACCCGTGGAATGAACACCACTGGATAAAGAAGCGGTTTTTTGATAACACGGATGATGAAACCCTTGCAATGACCACCAATTACAAGTGCAATGAATGGTTGGATAAGGCAGACTTGAAAGTCTTTGAAACCATGAAGAAGCAGAACCCAAGGCGTTACAAAGTGGCGGGTCTTGGTGATTGGGGTATTGTAGACGGTCTTGTCTATGAAAATTGGGAAGAAAAGGCGTTCAGTGTTGATGAAGTCAAGAAGATTGCCGGGGTCAAGTCTGTATTCGGTCTTGACTTTGGTTATACAAATGACCCATCAGCACTGTTTTGTGGTCTGATAGATCAGTCAAGCAAGACCATTTGGGTCTTTGATGAAATGTATCAGCCGGGTATGAGTAATGAAGCCATTGCCGAACAGGTTCAGCGGATGGGATATGTGAAAGAGAAGATCACAGCCGATTCAGCAGAACCAAAGAGCATTGACCGCTTGCGTGAACTGGGTCTGAAAGGAATCAGGAAAGCAAGGAAGGGCAAGGACAGCATCAACAACGGCATTGACTTCATACAGGACTATCATATTATCATTCATCCCCGTTGCGTGAATTTCATCACAGAGATCAGCAACTATCAGTGGGATAAGGATGCCAAGACGGGCAAGAAACTGAACCGCCCTATTGATGATTTCAACCACCTAATGGATGCAATGCGTTATGCGATTGAACAGATGGCAAAAGGTGATGCCTTTAGTTTTGATTAAGCAATTACCGGGTAGAATACACGGTGTCAGCAGCCGTTTCTTTTTGGACGGTAGGAAAAGGTTGTCAAATGCTTACTCCGGGGCGGTTGCAATCGGTGACCGCCTATGACACCTGTATAACTACTTTTTGAGATATTAGAAACAAATTAGTAACACATACCCTTGGAAACATAGTGTTTTCAGGGGTTTTGATTTTATTATGCAATGAAAGGGGTGAATTGAACCGTGTTCAGTTCCTTTGTGGATGCAATCACATTAAAACTTAGCAACTTTATATTGCAAGGGGCAAAGGCACACATGACCGACTTGGAATTTCTTGAAAAGGAAATTGCAGCATGGAAGTGTTCACCCCGTAGAATGATGCAGATAAAAGGATTTCTGTACTATGACGGTGACCATGATGTAATTCACCGCAAGCGTACAATGATCGGTGAAGGCGGGGAACTTGAAGTTGTTGAGAACCTACCAAACAACAGAATTGTTGATAACCAGTATGCAAAGATGGTCAATCAGAAAGCCAATTATCTGTTCGGTAAGCCGTTCACACTAAGCGGTGAAAATACTGCATACATTGAACTGCTGAAAAAGATATTTGACAAGAAGTTTATGCGAACGCTGAAAAGTGCGGGCAAGGCTGCATATAATGGCGGTATTGCTTGGTTATACCCATACTACAATGAACGGGGTGAATTTGCTTTCAGGCTTTTCCCCGCTTATGAGATTTTGCCGTTTTGGAAAGATTCTGAACACACTGAACTTGATTTCTTCATCCGGCATTATGTGACGGTTGCCTATGACGGCAATCAAAGGAAGTTCATTGAAAAGGTTGAATTGTATGATCTGAATGGGGTTCACCTGTTCATTCTTGATGGCGGGAAACTGATTCCTGACATTGTGAACAATGAAACCGCAGACTTCCCACACGTTACAATGACGGATGCTGCCGGAAATGTTCAAGTGTTCAACTGGCAGCGTGTTCCCCTGATTTCATTGAAAGCCAATGAACAGGAAACACCGCTAATTAAGAAGGTCAAGTCATTACAGGATGGTATCAATGTAATGCTGTCTGACTTTGAAAACAATATGCAAGAAGATGCCCGGAACACTATTTTGGTATTGAAGAACTATGACGGTACTAATTTGGGTGAGTTCAGGAAGAACCTTGCAACATACGGTGCAGTAAAGGTCAGATATGACGGGGACACCAAGGGCGGGGTTGAAACCCTTGAAATCACAGTCAATGCAGAGAATTACAAGACCATTGTGGAAATCTTCAAGAAAGCCTTGATTGAAAACGCAATGGGTTATGATGCCAAGGATGACAGACTTTCCGGCAACCCTAATCAGATGAACATTCAGTCAATGTATTCTGACATTGATACAGATGCCAATGATACGGAATCAGAAGCACAGGCAACAATGGATGATGTACTTTGGTTTGTCAACTGCCACCTTGCCAATACGGGACAGGGTGACTTTGAAGGTGAAGAAGATGGGGTTGATGTGGTATTCAACCGTGATATGCTGATGAATGAATCAGATATTATTGATAACTGTCAGAAGTCACAGGGAATCATTTCTGATGAAACAATCATTAGTATGCATCCTTGGGTGGATGACCCGCAACTTGAAATGGAACGCCTGAAAAAGCAGAAGGAAGAAGCACAGAAAGAAATGCTTGCACAGTATGACCCGTTTGGTACACAGAATCAGAACGGTGACGGTGCAGATGATGACCCTGACAACAAAGGTGACCCGTCACAGGGAAGTCAGGGCGGTGAAGTAGATGAATAACGGTGAATACTGGCAGAAGCGTTTTGAACTGCTTGAACAGGCTGCACACCAACAGGGGGTTCAGTGCTATGCGGATATTGAAAAACAATACCGACAGGCACAGAAGCAACTTGAAGGTCAGATTGCTGCATGGTATCAGCGTTTTGCATCTAACAACGGGGTAACCCTTGCAGAAGCAAAGCGGATGTTGAACGCAAAGGAACTTGCTGAACTGAAATGGGATGTGAACCAATACATTCAGTACGGTCAGGAAAATGCGATCAACGGCACTTGGGTCAAGCAGCTTGAAAACGCATCTGCAAGATTCCATATCAGCAGACTTGAAGCCTTGAAGTTGCAGACCCAACAGAGCATTGAAGTCATGTTTGGAAACCAACTTGACAGCATTGACAGCACAATGCGGAATGTCTACAAGTCCGGCTATTATCACACCGCCTATGAGATTCAGAAGGGTGTGGGTGTTGGTTGGGACTTTTCCGCACTGGATGACAAGCAGATCAACAAGGTCATCAATAAGCCTTGGGCGGTTGACGGCAAGAATTTCAGTGAAAGGATATGGGGCAACCGTCAGAAGTTGGTCAATGAACTGAACAACACCCTGACACAGAACATCATCTTGGGAAAAGACCCGCAGAAAGCCATTGATGAAATTGCCCGGAAGATGAACACTTCCAAGACCAACGCCGGGCGGTTGGTAATGACAGAAGAAGCCTTTTTCAGTTCCGCAGCACAAAAGGATTGTTTTGATGAACTGGATGTTGAACAGTTTGAAATTGTGGCAACACTGGATTCCCACACTTCGGATATATGCCGGGGTATGGACGGCAAGCATTTCCCTATGTCTGAATGGAAGGTTGGTGTGACTGCACCGCCGTTTCATGTTCATTGCAGAAGTACCACAGTACCATATTTTGATGATGAATTTGATGCTGTCGGTGAACGTGCTGCACGGGATGAAGAAACAGGCAAGACCTACTTTGTACCGGGTAATATGACCTATAAGGAATGGGAAAAGTCATTTGTCAATGGTGATAAGTCAGGCTTGCAAGCAGTCAACAGTGATGATACAATCAAAGAAAAAGAACCAAGTGAAGCATTTCAACAGATTCAGAAAGCGTGTGAAGCAGACAAGGTTGAACACAGACCTGTTCAGAAACTTTCACAGCCGTTGTCATCTGATGAAATCATTGAAAGGCTTGCGGGTGGGGATATGACCAAGGGTTCATGTTCTTCACTGGCTTTTGCATACATTGGAAACAGGAACGGACTTGATGTTCTTGATTTCAGGGGTGGCAGCAGTCAGTATGTATTTTCTATGAACAGTAACATTAAGAAAATACTGGAATTACCGGGTGTGAATGGTTCAATCACAATGGTCAAGAAAGAGATTTCAGGAACAATGGAAGTCCTGAATAATCTTGTCTTGAATAAAGAATACTATCTTGCAACTGGTAAACACGCAGCCATTGTCAGACGGGTTGACAGCGGTGTTGAATACTTGGAACTTCAATCAAAATTTCAAAACGGGTGGATGCCATTTGACCGTTACGGTTCAATGGCTGCAACACTGAATAAGCGTTTTGGATGTAGGAAAACGGTTGATAAGCAATTCGGCAAGGTTTGGGAAAAATCGGTTGTTCTTATGGATGTTGAATCATTCAATGAAAACGCTGAATTTGAACAAATTCTTGGGTATATAAATACCGCAGTAGAAAGTCAGAAGAAAGGGGTGACGGGTGATGTCAAGTAACTGGTACAAGAACAATGAAACAGATCAGATTTGGTGGAAAGATACACCTGATTCAGTCGGTGAATGGCTGTTCAGTTTTGACAAAAAGCAAGTGTTCAATATGTTTGCTGATTATCCGCACAACCTGACACCTGAACAGAAAAAAATATTTGATGAAGAAAATCCTGAATGGTGTGAGTTCTTCAAAGATAGAGTATAGAAAGCACGGTCAAATAACCGTGCTTTTTTCATACCTTAACAAGTTATCAATAGACCTGTAATAATTGCTATATGGCGGTTATATGAGGTCAGAAAGGGGGATAAAAGGCACATGAAAACGTACACAATGAGAAAGGCATGGTGATCCTGATTATCTCCCGGCTACTGGGTCAAGTAGCATATAGAAAAGGCATCCGGCAGCGGGTGTCTTTTTTCTTGCGGGTTGTCAAGCGTAAACCGAACAAAACCAATCAATCATGTGGGAGTAACCCCGTATAAAAACGTATTTGAAAGGATGGTATAGAAATGACAAGAAAACAGTTAGAGGATTTAGGACTTACCAAGGAACAGGCTGATTCAGTAATGAAAATCAATGGTGATGACATTGAGAACGCAAAGGGTACTACTTCAACAGAGATCAAGAACTTGCAGACAGAGGTTGAAGGACTGAAAACACAGGTCGGTGACCGTGACAAGCAGTTAGAAACCCTGAAAGCATCTGCCGGGGACAACGCTGATCTGAAAAAGAAGATTGAGGACTTACAGACTGAAAATGCCACTGCTAAGGCAACCCATGAATCTGAACTGAACCAGTTGAAAATTGATTTTGCGGTTGAAAAGGCACTTACTGGTGCAAAGGCAAAGAACATCAAAGCTGTCAAAGCCTTACTTGAACTTGGAGAAGCCAAACTTGACAAGGACGGAAATGTCAAGGGACTGGATGAACAGATCGAGAAGTTAAGAAGTGGTGATGACACCAAGTTCTTGTTTGAAGCACAAAAGCAGCAGAAACAGCAGCAGAATTTCAAAGGTTTTCAGCCGGGAGCATCAGGGGAAAAGAAACCGGGTGAGGGTGAAACGGTCGATTTCTCAAAAATGAGTTATGACGAACTCACCGCTTACATGGAAGCAAACCCGGATGCACAGATTTAATTTGATGAAAGGAAGGTAATCGAAACATGGCAAAATTTGATGCTAAAAGTTTTAATGAAAAGGCGTTCGGTAAGTACATGAGTGCTATTCCGAACGTGAAACTGAACAAGTTACGTGAATCCCGTGCAATTGTTGGTGATGCAAGATTACGTGACACTTTTGTGAATAACTCACAGACTGGCACTGTTTACGCAGTGTTACCGTTCTTTGGTCTGCTTTCCGGCACACCACAGAACTATGACGGTGTTGACAATGTTACACCGGGCAAGACTGACACCTATGAACAGGGTGTTTTCACATACGGCAGAATGAACGGTTGGACAGAAGCAGATTTCAGTTATGATGTAACTGGTGGTACTGACTTCATGGCAAACGTAAGAAATCAGATCAATGACTACTGGAACGGTGTAGATCAGGATGTTATCCTTGCAATCTTAGAAGGTGTTTTTGGAATGAAGGACACTGGTGCGGGTGACATTAAGAAAGCCAATGCAGCGTTCGTTGAAGCACACACCTATAACATTGCACAGGCGGGTGCTGAACATACTGATGATACTATGAAGATGGATGCAACAACCCTGAACAGTGCAATTCAGAAGGCTTGCGGTGATAACAAGCAGAAGTTCAAGTTGGTTTACTGTCACAGTGCAGTTGCTACCAACCTTGAAAACCTGAAACTGCTTGCATACTTAAAGTACACAGATGCACAGGGCATTGAGCGTGATCTTGAAATGGGTACTTGGAACGGCAGACTGGTCATCATTGATGATTCTTTACCTACTAAGGTTGTTGATGCCGTTGCAGAGGACACAGGCAAGGGAATCAAGGCACAGGATGCGTACACAGAGTACACAACCTATATCCTTGGTGAAGGTGCTATTGGTTTTGAGGATGTAGGTGCAAAAGTGCCTTATGAAATGGTTCGTGATGCTAAGACAAGGGGCGGTGAAGATACACTGATTTCCCGTAAACGTCACGCTGTTTCTGTTGCGGGTGTTTCTTATACCAAGGCATCACAGGCAACAAATTCCCCTACCAATGTGGAATTAAAGACTGGTAAGAACTGGTCACTGGTTGCATCTGATACCAAGGCGATTGAGCATAAGGCAGTACCTATTGCCCGTATCATTTCCCGTGGATAATTTCTGATCTGAAAGGGTGGTTGCAATGTTTGATACTGATACAGTAAAAGAACGGTTGAAATCATTCGGTTATACGGTCAAGGCAGATGATGAATTTGCCTTGACCTTTTGCGTTGAGAAAGTACGCAGCACAATCAAGAATGAAATCAACTGGAATGATGTACCGGAAGGACTGGAACATATTGCCGTTGATATGGCGGTGGGTGAATTTCTTCTTTCCAAGAAAACCTTTGCACCTGATGACCTTACCGGGTTTGATTTAGAATATGCTGTCAAGCAGATTCAGACGGGGGACACCAACACGGTTTTTGCGACTGGTGAAGGTTCAATGACCCCTGAACAAAGACTGACTTCTTTCATCAATTACCTTTTATCCTATGGAAAGGCTGAATTTAATTCATTCAGGCGTATCAGATGGTAAAGCAGATTCAGGCAGCACAAAAAGCTGCAAGGAAAGCCATTGAAGCAACCTATTTTGGTACTTTGACGGTGACGGAACTGCAAAAGGTAAAAAATGAGAAGTCAAAACTTATGGAAGAATCAGAGGTTGTAGTCTTACAAGACCAACCGTGCAGATTATCTTTTGAAAAACTGCAAACAGCAATTCAGTCAGAATCAGCAGCAACGATCACGCAAAGCACAAAGTTGTTTGTTTCCCCGGATGTAACCATCAAAGCGGGGTCAAAACTGACAGTAACACAGGACAATGTGACCACGGACTACACCCGCAGCGGTGTCCCTTCCACATATCCAACGCATCAGGAAATTACACTTGAACTGTTCAAGGAATATGCGTAAATGGGTAGAATGGGAAGATTTGACTGCAAAGGTCTGAAAGACTTTCAGCAGCAGTTGGGAAAGTTGCAAAATCCTGATGACTTTGTGGAATCGTGTGCAAAGGAACTTGCTGCCCGGTTGCTTCGCATGGTGGTCAAAAGAACACCTGTCGGACAGTACCCGGCAAGTTCAGGAAAAAAGGGCGGTACATTAAGGCGTGGTTGGACTGGTTCAAAGAGATCATCAGCAAAGGGTTATGCTGACAGCCTGACGGTGAATCATTTTGGTGATACCTATGTCATTGAAATTGTGAACCCGGTTGAATACGCATCCTATGTTGAGTACGGACACAGGACAGCCAATCATTCAGGATGGGTCAAGGGTCAGTTTATGATGACCATATCTGAACAGGAATTACAGAAAATTGCCCCAAAGGTGCTTGAAAACAAAATCAAGAAATATTTAGGGGGACTTGGTAAATGATAAATTCAATAGTTGAAGCAATCAGTTGTTCCCTGAACAAAGAATTTGGGGATGATTATGAAATCCACAATGAAGAAATCAAGCAAGGTTTGAAAGAGCCTTGTTTTTTTATTGCTTGCTTGAACCCAAACAACAACCTTTTCCTTGGCAAACGGTATGAACGTACCAATCAGTTCTGCATCCAGTATTTCCCACAGTCTGCAAAGAAGCAGCGGGAATGTGCTGATGTGGCTGAAAGAATGTATGACTGTTTGGAGTATATCACAACAGACGGTGATACCAAGCCGATCAGGGGTTCAAAGATGAATCATCAGGTGGTTGACGGTGTTCTGAATTTTTTTGTCAATTATGACTTTTTCACGGTCAAGACGGAAGATCAGACACCAATGGAAACTATGACGGCAAGCACGGATGTGAAGGAAGGTGGTTGATTATGGCAGCAAAAAAGACAGCAACGGGAACTGCTGCAAGGTCTGAACAGACTGAACCAATGTTCAGCAAGGAACAGATTCTTGCATCTGCCCGTTTTGCAAACAGAAGGGACTTGGTGGATGCCCTTCTTGATGAAGATAAAAGTTACACCATGAAAACTGTTGACAATTTAATTGAAAAATACATGAAAGGACAGGTGAAATAGTATGGCTTTAGGTGGTGGTACATTTACCTCACAGAACAAAGAACTGCCCGGTGCTTATATCAACTTTGTATCGGCTGCATCCGCATCCGCTGCATTGTCTGATAGAGGTATCGCAACAATGCCCCTTGAACTTGACTGGGGTGTTGAAGGGGAAGTTTTTGAAGTAACCAATGAAGATTTTCAGAAGAACAGCCTGAAACTTTTTGGTTATGCCTTTGACAGTCCTAAGATGCTTGGTCTTAATGATCTGTTCATGGGTGCAAAGACCTTATACGCATACCGTCTGAATGGCGGTGGTGATAAGGCAGCGAACACATACGCAACTGCAAAGTATTGTGGTGTTCGTGGTAACGATTTGAAGATCGTGATTCAGAAAAATGCAGATGATGCAAGCAAGTATGATGTTACAACCTACTTCGGTACGGTCAAGGTTGACACACAGACAGTTGCCAAGGCTGCTGATCTTGTGGCAAACGATTATGTAACATTCAAAACTGCTGATCTTGCTGTTACTGCCGGAACACCTTTAACTGGTGGTACAAACGGCACGGTTGACGGCACAGCACATCAGGCTTACTTGGATAAAATCGAATCATACACCTACAACACTATGGGCGTTGTGGTTACTGATGATATTACCAAGAAGTTATATGTGGCTTTCAACAAGCGTTTGCGTGATGAACTTGGTATCAAGTTCCAGTTGGTTGTTTATAACCTGTCTGCTGATTATATGGGCGTTATCAGTGTGAAGAACAAGGTAACAGATGCCGGATGGTCAGAAGCAGCACTTGTGTACTGGGTAACTGGTGCAGAAAGCGGTTGTGCAGTCAATAAGTCTTGTCAGAACAAGAAATATGACGGCGGTTTCACCGTTGATACCAATTACACACAGAATGAGTTGAAAGCAGCAATCAAGGTGGGTGAGTTCACATTCCATAAGGTCAACGGCGTTGTTCGTGTGCTTGAAGATATTAACTCTATGGTGACCACTTCGGACACTTGCGGGGATGTATTCAAGGACAATCAGACGATCAGAGTTATTGACCAGTTGGGAAATGATGATGCAGTTCTTTTTAACACTAAGTATCTTGGTGTTGTTCCAAACAATGCATCAGGCAGAACTTCCCTTTGGTCTGACTTGGTAAAAATCCGTACACAGTTACAGGAACTTGGTGCTATTGAAGGGTTCACTGATTCTGATGTTACGGTTGCACAGGGCGATTCCAAAAAGGCGGTTGTGATTACATCAGCAATCACCGTTGTGAACGCTATGGGTAAACTCTATGAAACGGTTACGGTTGCGTAAGAAAGGGGTGAAATAAAATGCCGAATGTAACAATGAAAGCAAGGGACACTATTGCAGCAAAACTTGCTGAATGTTTTATCACAATCGGAAGTAGAAGATACAACTTCATGCAGATGATTGATATGGAAGCAAAGGTTGAGAAAACCAAGACTACTGTTCCCCGCCTTGGTGCAATCATGGCGGGTCATAAGTCATGCGGTATGGAAGGTACTTTTTCCGGCACGGCACACTATAACCAGTCAGTTCTTCGTCAGGCATTACTTGACTATAAGAACACTGGTGAGGATGTGTATTTTGAAATGCAGATCACCAATGATGACCCAACCAGTGATGCGGGCAGACAGACGATCATTTTCTATGACTGCAACACTGACGGCGGTGTGTTAGCAAAATTTGATGCTGACGGGGAATACCTTGATGAAGAGATTGAAGGAACATTTGAGGACTTCTCAATGCCTGAATCTTTTGCAAACCTCACGGGTTTTCTTACTAACTAAGTAACAGAACCCCTTGTGTGGCTTTTATATAAGGTCATATAAGGGGTTTTTTCTATTCATTGATAAACAGAAGGGAGAACAACAAAATGTCAAGATTTAGTTCATTTATGAAAGCGAATAAACAGGTAAAGGAAAATGAAAAGTTTGCACCTACTGCTTCACTTCTTGGTTCAGACGGAACACCCGTCAGATGGGAGTTCAGACACATTACTTCCAAGGAAAATGAAGAACTTCGTGATGCAAACACCATTGAAGTTCAGGTGACAGGCAAGCCGAACTTATTCAGACCGAAACTGATTACTTCAAAGTACCTTATGGCAATGATCGTGAAGTCAACGGTGTTTCCTGACCTTTACGATAAAGAGTTACAGGACAGTTACGGTGTGATGACCCCGGAAGATTTAGTCTATGCAATGGTGGATGATGCCGGGGAAATGCAGGACTTCCAGTTATGGATGCAGAAGTTTCAGGGATTCACCAAGTCACTTGATGAAAAGGTTGATGAAGCAAAAAACTAATTGAAGAAGGGGATGGTGAAGCAAATTATGCCTACTATGCCCTTCTAAAACTTCACATTCTTCCATCAGTGTTCTTGGCTATGGATGAACAGGAAAAAGCCTTTGTGATTGCTTCAATCAAGTTGAAAGCAGAGCATGACAAAAAGGAAAAGAAAAAGGCAGAAGCAAGGGCAAAGAAAAAACACTAAGAAAGGACGGTGAAACAGGTGTCATCTATTCAGACAGGTATTGAACTTAATGACCAATTCAGCGGAGTGTTGAACAACATCATCAGTTCAGTGAACCTTGCCGTGTCTGCAATGTATGATATGCAGCAGTCAATGAACGCTGACATTGATACAAGCAGCCTTGAAGGGGCAAGGGATGAAATCAATCAGGCAACCGCTGCCATTGAAGCAATGAATCAGGCAGCAAGCCGACAGACCGCACCTGATATTGCACCGCCTGTTGTGGATGGTGGAAATCAAGAACCGATTTCTGTACCTGTTGACCCGGTACTTCCTGACCCTTTGGTTGAAAATCCTGAACCAATCAGACCTGAAATTCAGCCAAACGCACCGCCTGACCCTGAACCCGTAGAAATCCCGGTCACATGGAACACTGACGGGGTGGATGTGTTCACAGGAACAGGTGTTGAACGATTTCAGCAAGAAGTTCAGAGTGCAAACGATATGTTGAACACACTGAACACCACACAGGCAAGGATTTCACAGACCGCACAGGGAATGGATATACTGCCGGATGCAGCAGTTCAGGATATGAACACTATGCAACAGCGGTTATCTGCAATTCAGCAGCGGATTCAGCAGATTGAGAACAACCCGGTAAATGTTGGGGCAGACAATGCAAATGCAGAACTGGAACAGTTGCGTATGCAGTTGAATCAGGCTATTCAGGAACAAAATTCACTGAATCAGGCAATGCAGAATATGGATGTTTCTGCTGCCAATGATGCCTATTTGCGTTTGTCACAGACTGTTGGCAACACAGAAAGGTACATCCGTGACAATGTGGATGAACAGGGGCGTTTCAATCAGGAAATTTCAGCCGGAACGCAACAGGCAAATGAACTGACCAATACCATCAAACGGGCAGTTGCAGCCTATGTCAGTATTCAGTCAGTTGGGAAAGCACTGAACATTTCAGACGAACTTGTTCAGACAACATCCCGTTTGAACATGATGAATGACGGGGTTCAGACAACTGCTGAACTTGTCAACATGGTATATGCAGCAGCACAGGATGCAAGGGGTTCATTCAGTCAGATGGCTGATGTTGTTGCCCGTTTCGGTAACAACGCAAAGGATGCGTTCAGCAGTTCAGAAGAAGTTGTTGCTTTTGCTGATCTGATTCAAAAACAGATGACGATTGCCGGGGCAAGCACCCAAGAAGCAGCAAACGCAGAATTGCAGTTATCACAGGCACTTGGTTCAGGTGTCCTTCGTGGTGATGAATTGAACAGTATCTTTGAACAAGCACCTAACCTGATTCAGAACATTGCGGACTATCTTGATGTTCCAATCGGTAAGATCAGAGAAATGGCAGCGGATGGGGAACTTTCCGCTGATGTAGTCAAGGCAGCAATCTTTTCTGCTGCTGATGACATTAACAGCAAATTCAATGAAATGCCTATGACTTGGGGGCAGATATGGCAGTCAATGCAAAACACCGCACTGATTGCATTTCAGCCTGTTCTTCAAAGACTGAACGATTTAGCCAATAGTGAAGCATTTCAGACTTTCATTCAGGGTGCTATTGAAGCAATGGCAACCCTTGCGAATATCCTTCTGAATGTGTTTGAAGTGGCTGCATCTGTTGGGGCATTTATCGGTGATAACTGGTCAATCATTGCACCAATTATATATGGTGTAATTGCTGCATTAGGGGCATATTTGGCAATCATGGGAATTGTCAACGCAATTACTGCAATTTCAGCAGCCATTGATGCGACAAAGGCAGCAGCAGATGCACTTGCAGCCGGACAAACATTTCTTTGGACAGTACAGCAGTATGGATTGAACGCAGCACTTGCAGCGTGTCCGATCACATGGATTATTGTGCTGATTATAGCACTTATAGCAATAATTTTTGCCGTATGTAATGCGATTGCAAAGATGACAGGTATTGCAAATTCAGGGTTCGGTGTGATTACTGGTGGTGTGAACGTGGTGATTCAGTTCTTCAAGAACTTGGGTCTAACCGTGGCAAACATTGCCTTGGGTATTGGAAACGCCATTGCAGCACTTGCATCCAATATGATGACGGCATTTCACAATGCAATCTGTTCTGTTCAGTCATGGTTTTACAACCTGTTAAGCACGGCACTTTCAGTCATTGAAGGTATTTGTTCAGCACTGAATAAGTTACCGTTTGTTGAATTTGACTATTCAGGCATTTCATCCGCAGCGGATGACTATGCAGCCAAAGCAAGTGAAGCAGCCGGAAACAAAGAAGATTACCAGTCAATCAGTGATGCGTTCAATGAAGGTTTTACAACCTTTGATGCATTTCAGGACGGTTGGGCATCAGATGCGTTCAATGCGGGTGCAGCATGGGGTGACGGTATTGCTGATAAGGTTTCAAACTTTAGTCTGTCGGATGTATTCGGTCAGACAGATATTCCTAATGTGGGTGATTACACATCAGGGTTCAATAATGCAATAGCAAATTCAGGCGTGGGTGACAGCATTGGAAACATTGACGATAACACAGGCAAAATCAAGGATTCTTTGGATGTTACAGAAGAAGATTTGAAGTATTTGCGTGACATTGCGGAACAAGAATCAATTAACAGATTCACAACCGCAGAAGTAACTATCAACCAAACAAACAACAATAATGTTTCATCTGATACTGACCTTGATGGCTTTATCACTGCATTAGATGATGCAATGGGTGAAGCAATAGATGAAGTAACAAATGGGGGTACAGACTAATGGCACAAAGCGGATATGATATGTATTTTGATAAATGCCTTTTTCCTGTCACCCCTGAAAAAATTAGCATCAAAATCAATGGTAATAACAAAACGGTCAACCTGATAAATGAAGGTGAAATCAATATCCTGAAAAAAACCGGGTTGACCGACATTGAATTTGAAGCAGAAATCCCGCAAGTAAAACATCCTTATGCGGTGTATAAGAATGGTTTCAAAGAAGCGGGGTATTTCTTTGATATTTTTGAAGGGTTGAAAACAGGCAAAAAGACATTCCAGTTCATTGTGTGCAGAAAGACCCCGGTGGGGAAAAAACTGCTGAACACGAACATGAAGGTATCTTTGGAAGATTACAAAATTTCAGAGGATGCCAAGAACGGGTTTGACTTCAAAGTCAAGTTCAATCTGAAACAGTACCGGGACTATGGAACAAAGACAGTCAACATCAAAATTGCTGCATCCAAGCCAAAGGCAAGTGCAGAGCCTAAGCGGGAAACTAACAATTCACCCGCCCCGGCAGCAGCACAGACTTATACGGTTGTGCGTGGTGATTGTTTATGGAACATTGCAAAACGGTTTTACGGTAGCGGTGCAAAATACACCGTGATTTACAACGCAAACAGGGGTGTCATTGGTGGCAACCCTAACTTAATTTATCCGGGACAGGTTTTGACCATTCCGGCAGCATAAGAAAGGGGTGTTGTTCAATGTACGTTGAACTACTGGTTGGGAATGAATCAGGAACAAAAGTATATCAACCTGTTGTTCAGGAAGGTATTGAATGGTCAACAGAAAGAAAAAACACCCCCGGCAAACTGGTTTTCAAAGTCCTGTATGACAACATTCTTGATTTTTCAGAAGGTAGTCCAGTCAGGATGAAGGTGGACGGTGACAATGTATTCTTTGGTTTTGTATTCAAGCAGCAAAGAAGTAAGGACAAGATCATTACTGTCACCGCCTACGATCAGTTAAGATATTTGAAAAATAAGGACACTAAGGTTTATGAAAATAAAACTGCATCACAATTTGTAAAAATGATTGCAGATGATTATGCCCTGAACCTTGGTACACTGGATGATACAGGGTATGTCATTGAATCAAGAATTGAAGAAAACAGTGAACTGTTTGAAATGATAACAAATGCTCTTGACCTGACACTGACTAACACCGGGGAAATGTATGTGTTATATGACGATTTTGGAAAACTTACCCTGAAAAGCCTGTCATCTATGTATGTGGGTGTTCCGGGGGCGTACTTAATGATTGATGAAGAAACAGGGCAAGATTTTGAATATACTTCATCTATCGACAGTAATACTTATAACAAAATCAAGTTGACCTATGACAATGAAGATACTAAAAAGCGTGATGTTTATATCACACAGGATTCTTCTAATATCAATAAATGGGGCATTTTGCAGTATTTTGATACCTTACAGAAAGGTGAAAATGGTCAAGCAAAGGCAGATGCCCTTTTGAAACTGTATAACAAGAAAACCCGTAACTTGAAGATCACCAATGCTTTGGGCGACAACAGAGTGCGGGCGGGTTCAATGGTTGTCATTAACCTTGACCTTGGTGATGTAAAACTGAAAAACTGGATGCTTGTTGAAAAGTGCAAGCACACCTACAAGGAAGGTGAACATTGGATGGATTTGACACTTAGAGGGGGTGAGTTTATTGCCTGATGCAAAAGGAATTATCAAGAAAGTACATCAAGCAGCGGTTGAAGCGGTAGAATCAACAAAACCTGTAAATGTATGTTTTGGAAAGGTTATATCTGCATCCCCGTTACAGATAAATGTTGAACAGAAGATGATTCTTACTGAAAAACAACTTGTACTTTCAAGGAATGTAACAGATTTCAAAACTAAGATAACGGCGGGGAATATCAAGAATTATTACTATACCGTGGATGTAAATTCAGGGACAGCACCAGTTTCCCCGTCACACGTTCATGCTGTCGGAACGATTGAAGTCACCGTACACAATGGCTTGGCTGTCGGTGATGGTGTCATTCTAATAAGACAGCAAGAAGGTCAGAAATTCATTGTTGTGGATAGGATAGGCAAATGATTCCTTCAACAGTTGGTTTTCTTGACCAAGATTTTGAAATAGAAACACAGCCAAGCCTAACTTATAAAATGGATTTAGACGGTGATTCAGTCAGGGGTCTTGTGGATGAACAGGATGCCATGAAGCAGATGATTTTCAGAACACTGCAAACAGAAAGGTATCAGTACATCATATATCCGTGGTATTACGGCATTGAAACACTTGACCTGTATGGTGAACCTGTCACTTGGGTTTGCCCTGAATTAGAACGCAGAATCAGTGAAGCGTTAGCCGTTGATGAAAGAATCACGGGCGTGACCGACTTTGAATTTGACCTGACGGTCAAAGGTGTGGTTCATGCCTATTTTACCGTAAAAACAATTTACGGTGATATTAAAGCAGAGAAGGGGGTGAAGATTTAGAATGTATGAAGATCAGACTTATGACATTATCCTTGAAAGGATGATGAACCGGGTATCTGACAAAATTGACAAAAGACCGTCATCCCCTGTTTACGATCTGCATAGTTCAACCGCCATTGAATTTCAGATTTTATACATTGAGTTGGAATATCTGATAAAAAATTCATACGGTGATACTGCTGCAAGGGAATTTCTGATCTTGCTTGCAAAGGACAGGGGACTTTCACCTGAACCCGCAACCAAGGCAATCTTACAGGGTGAGTTCACACCAACAAACATTGATGTTACTGGAAAGCGTTTCAACATTGGTGAAATCAACTATGTTGTGACTGAACAGATCACACCGGGAACATACAAGGTTCAGTGTGAAACAGAAGGTGTTATTGGCAATCAGTACCTTGGGGATATGATACCAATGGAATATATTGACGGATTGCAGACGGCAAGCCTGACAAGCGTACTTATTCCCGGTGAAGATGAAGAAGATACAGAAGTTTTCAGACAGCGTTACTTTGACAGCTTCAATGAACAGTCCTTTGGTGGCAACCACGCTGATTATATGGCAAAGGTCAAAAGTATTGAAGGTGTTGGGTCATGTAAGGTCAAGCGTGTTTGGAATGGTGACATTAGACCCGCTGACATGATCGTCAGTACAGTGGTCAAGAACTGGTATGAATCAATCATTTCAACAGTTCCGGCAGCAGTCAAACCGTGGCTTGATGCCGTATATAATGCAGCCAAGGACAAGAAACTGACGGTTGGTGGTACTGTTCATGTAGTTATCACTGATTCTGATGATTATGGTGAAGCAAGTTCAACACTTGTTCAATATGTTCAGCAGACACTTGACCCGGAAGAAACTGCCGGGGAAGGTTACGGACTTGCACCAATCGGTCATGTGGTCAGTGTAGCAAGTGCATCACCTGTCAGTATTGAGGTCAAGACCACGGTAACCTTTGAAGAAGGTCACAACTGGTCAAATACCAAGGCAGCCATTGCAGAAGCAGTTGATGCGTACTTCTTGGAATTAAGAAAGAACTGGTCAGAAACATCACAAACCATTGTCAGGGTATCGCAGATTGAAAACCGCATCCTTGGCGTTGATGGCGTGGTGGATGTGACCGGGACAAAGCTGAACGGCACGGCAAGCAATATGACCTTGACAGAATTTTGCATACCAAAGTTAGGGGGTGTTTCTGCATGATAAGAGAAGTTGACCTTGTTTCATACTTACCGCCATTCATGCAGAGTTACAAAGAACCCGTTGCAGCACTTGAAGCGGAAAACCCTGAATTTAGTCTGATGTGGTCGGCAACTGACAGGTGTTTGCGTAACCGCTTCATTTCAACCGCTGATGAATATGGAATCAGCCGATTTGAAAAGATGCTGAAAATATACCCAACTGCTGATGATACCCTTGAATCAAGGCGTTCAAGGGTTCAAAGCAAGTGGTTCAACACAATCCCGTACACTTGGAAAGTGTTGCTTCAAAAGTTGCTTGTCCTTTGTGGTGATAGTGATTTTGAAGTGACTGGTGATTTCAAGACCGGGTACACACTGTATATTGACACTGACCTTGAATTATATGGTCAGGTGGAAGAACTTGAAAACATCATAAACACAATGATTCCTGAAAATCTTGTGGTTGTATCTAAGAACAGCATCCCTTGCAACATCAAAGGTGCTGTTCTTTTTGGTGGTGGCATCTGCTTCATCAATGAATTTATCATCACAAACGATTTCCGGGAAGTGTTTGATGTGAACGGTTCATCAGTCTTTGGTGGTGGAATCGTTCAGACTGAAATGCTGAACATCACAAATGACAGTCAGGAAACAGTGAGTGTTCAGGGTACGGTGAACTTTGGTGGTAAGGCAACAGATACCGCAATGGTAACCATTTCAACAGATTTTAATGAAACAATCCGGGCAGATATGGATGCAAAGGCAGCATCCGGCGTTGTTCAGGTAGACTTCATTGAGATAAAAACAACATAGAAAGGAATGATAAGATGGCAGAGTATTCAAAACTTTACATCACAAACAATGGTCAGGCACTTATGGCAAAGATGATTGCCGGGTCAGGAAACATTGATTTTACAAAAGTATGTTCTTCCAGTACCCAGTACACTGAAAGTCAGTTACAGGCATTGACCGCACTTAGCAACATCAAGCAGACAACCCTTGTTTCCAAGGTTACCCGCACAAATGAGGTTGCAATCAAAATTGATGCAGCATATTCCAACGTAGACCTGAAAGAAGGTTACTATATGCGTACACTTGGCTTATATGCCGTTGACCCTGACAAGGGTGAAATCCTGTATGCAGTCTGCATTGAAAAGTCAAATAACTGTTATATGCCACCATATAACGGCGTTACGGTATCGGCTGCATACTTACAGTTATATACCACAGTAGGAAACGCTGACAGCGTATCACTTGCGGTCAGTCCGGGTGCGTATGCAACGGTCGGTGACATTCAGGCACTTGAAAAAGAAATTGCTGATCTGAAAGCCTTTGTTGGCTATACAGACGGTGACATTTACGGTGTTGAAGTGGACTTTGAAAATAAGAAATTCACAAGACTTGCCGGAGCAGTAAACCGTTCAGCGGGTTCAGGGTTTGATGGAATCAATGCCTTTGGTGGCAGAAAGCGTTGCAACCTTACCAATGACGGGCGTGTTGCTGCATATTATGGTGAAGCCGGATTTTCCACTACTGGAAAACTGACACAGGCGGTTGACCGTAACCCGGTAGGTACTGAATCACCTGATGAAAACCTGAAATTCAGTGCCGGGACAATCGTTCAGGTAATGGTTGAACAGCCAAAGTTTTATTACAAGGTTGTACCGCTTAAAACTGAAAAGAGAACCAAGGGGGCGATCACAAGAAAAATCAGATACTATGTATCAGATACACCAAAGGCGGGATTCAAACTTCATCCGGCGTTCATTGTAAATGGTCAGGAAAATGATGTTGCATATCTTGCAGCCTTTGAAGGTTCACTTTGGGATGCATCTGCATCAGCATACATTCTTAATGATTCACAGGTTGCTGACTTTGCTGCTGATATGTTATGCAGTATTGCCAATGCAAAACCGCTGTCAGGACTTACACAGAACGCAACCCGTGCCAATATCAGAAAACTTGCTGAAAAACGTGGTACTGGTTGGGAACAGGGTGTTGTTCAGACGGCATCCGCTTCACAGATGCTCATGCTGATTGAATATGCAACCTTCAATATGCAGTCTGTCATTGGTAACGGTGCAGTTTCCAAGACTGATGACGGTAAAACATCCATGACAGAAAATACAGGTGCAACAATCACCCTTGGTAATGCATCCGGTTCAGTTGTCAACGCTAACGGTATTCAGATTGTTTCATACCGTGGTGAAGAAAACTTTTGGGGCAACATTTGGTGGTGGATTGATGGAATCAATCACTATGCGAACGCAACCACAGGTGAGTGTGAAACCTATGTTGCAGATCATGGTTTTGCTGATGACATTAAGGCAGCACCTTATGAAGATACAGGAATGACCGCAAAGTATGGAAACGGTTATATTTCCGCTTTCTGCTATTCAGAAGATTTTGATTGGTTGTTCTTACCGGGTGAGTTCAACGGAAACACTGCACTTCCTGTTGGTGATCACTGTTGGAATCAGAACGGTACTGGTTGGCGTGTCGCTATGTTGGGTGCTTGTTGGGTTGATGGCTTGGCTGCCGGTGCTTTCTGTTGGAATCTGTATCATGCTTCTTCTGGTCGTAGTCGGAGTATCGGCGGTCGGTTGGTGTATCGAAAAAAGGTGGCAGCATAACAGGCAACCAGTAATTCACACAATTTTAGGTAATCAGGATGCTAAGGATGACGATTTTCAAGCAGAAAGACAATAAAAAGACAAAAAACCAATGTCACTAAATTAGGTGCTAATTGGAATAATGGCTTGAATACCAGTGCTTTCTATTGGAATCTGAATAATGCTTCTTCTAATCGTAATCGGAATATCAGCAGTCAGTTAGTAAATGCACAAATATCACTTGAAACATCCCGTCAGAAATGGCGGGGTGTTCTTATAAATCAATGTACTGAAAACTGATTACCGTGCCACTTGGCAAAACATCAAAATACATGGGCTGTATTAGTAGACCGTCACCTGACGGGTTGAAAGTTCGGTTCAGTGCATACAGAAGGGAACAGACAAGCGTGAAACGGTATGGCAATCTTTATGAAAAAATCTGTTCAATGGATAACCTGTATCTTGCGTTTCAACACGCAAAGAAAGGCAAAGGATGGTACAAGGAAGTTCAGCAGATTGAGAAAAGACCATACTACTATTTGGCGGGTCTGCAATGGATGCTTCAAAACCATTTATACAAAACTTCGGAATATGCCACTTTTACGAAAAAGGACGGCAAGAAGGAACGGGAAATATACAAACTTCCATTCTTCCCTGACAGAATTGCACAATGGGCGGTTTTACAGGTGATTGAACCGCAGTTATTAGCGTATTTCACTGATGACACATATTCAGCAATACCAAACAAGGGTATTCATGCAGCATACAAGAAGTTACGGTTGGCGGTTGATACCGTGCCGGAAGAAATGACCTATTGTTTGAAAATAGACTGCAAGAAATTTTACCCTTCCATTGACCATGAAACACTAAAACAGAAGTTCAGACGGAAGTACAAAGACCCTGAACTGCTTGAACTGATTGATGAAGTAATTGATTCAATCAGCACTTGTCCGGCAACGGATGAAAACATTGAATTTTATCGGTCTTGTGGTAATGAAATCAAGATAGTGAAGGTAAACGGCAAGGACTTCATTGAAGGTGTAGGTATTCCAATAGGGAACTACTTTTCACAGTATGATGGCAATTTCTTCCTATCAGGTTTTGACCACTGGATAAAAGAAGTTAAGCGGGTAAAGCACTATTACCGTTATATGGATGATATTTGTATTTTTGCAAGAACCAAAGAAGAACTGCATCAGTTACTTGCAGAAATCAATGAATACTTCATACAGAATTTGAAATTAAGAATAAAAGGCAACTATCAGATATTCCCTTCGTTCATCCGGGGTATTGATTTTGTAGGGTACAGGATTTTCTTGAAAGATACCCTTCTTAGAAAATCCACCTGTCAGGAATTTGAACGGAAAATGACCGCAATCAGGAAGAAGATTGAAAGCGGTCAGGAAATGAACTATTCAGAATGGTGTGCAATCAATTCCTATAAGGGTTGGTTGAAATATTGTGATAGCAGCCGATTGTCTGAAAAATATATTGAACCAATTCAGCCTTATGCTGATAGGTACTATAAAGATCATATCAAGAAAGGTGGTAAAAAGCATGAAAGAGTACGGAAAAGTACGCAGTACAAAGCAGCCTGAACAGAAGGTCATTGATGACTATTCAGTTTGGATTGCAGAGAACATCACCCCGGTCACAGAAGCCGGGACAGATGAACAGCCGGGTTTCACTGGTTATGAATATGACCTGACCCAGTACACCAAGGATGAATACATCAAAATGATTGATGACAGGAACGCATCTTTGGAAGATCAGATGACACAGGCACAGGAAGCCATGTGTGAAATCTATGAAATGATGGCATAAGGAAGGGGTGAGAATATGGCAAACATTTATGCAGCACTTATCATCAAGGGTAAGAAGTCAATCAATGATGTTCCTGACAAGATCAGGGATGAAGTCAAACAGGTGCTTATTGATGAAGGACACCCGGAACTGGCAGAAGGTGGTAACTGATGTTGTTTCAGTTCATCATAAAAATTTTATTCAGAAAGGATGTGGAATCTATGGCAGTGATCTATGCAACCCTTATCATTAAGGGCAAGAAAACCTTTGCTGATGTACCTGAGAAAATCAAGGACAAAGTGAAGGAAGTTCTGATTGACCTTGATTGCCCTGAATTAGCAGAGTAATCAACAGACAAGGAAATTATCACAGGAACAAAAACAACCGCTATATGACCCTTATATGAGGTCACAAGCGGTTGTTTTTATGTTCAGAAAGGACAGAGAAA